AAGATAAGATACGCACCTCTTGAGGTTATGCGTGGATCTACCTTCCATAATTCATATATGATTTTGGACGAGGCGCAAAACTGTACGTGGGAACAAATTAAAATGTTTATCACTCGTATGGGTCAAGGTAGTAAGGTTATCATTAACGGTGACATACGACAAACTGACCTTAGCAGACAAAGTGGACTTGAACAAATAATTGAAAAGCTAGGAGAGATTGATGGCGTCGGACTTTGCCGACTAGGATACAGTGATATCCAAAGGAATGGGATTTTAGGACGAATACTTAACGCATTGGAGAACTAATGCCTATTTATGATTATGAATGTAGAAACTGTGGAGCAGAAGTCAGTGATGTATTTCAGAAGGTTACAGATCCAGAATTGACAAAGTGCGATCATTGTAACACTGATTCTCTCTACAGAGTGCTTACTGGCGGCATCCACAGTTTCATGGCGGGAAGTAACACAATAGGAAGTGTAGCAGATAGAAATACGAAGAAACACAAAAACCAGATTAATGAAATGGAAGCGATGAAACGTGAATCTCAGCCAGCGGTTGAAAAACCTTGGCATCATGAGCATACCACAAAGTCTATGAAAGAGATTAATAAGATGACAAACGCTCAGAAAACAAAGTATATTATGGAGGGAAAATGAAATACGTGGAAACAAATGAAGAAAAACAAGAATTGAAAGAAACTAATTTTAATAAAAAAGGATTACAGGTAGCGGCAGCACAAGAGAAAATATTTGCTAAAATAGTATACTCCGAAGCAACACCTCAATACCTAATCAATACATATAACAATCAGATATACGATCCAATGGGATTAAATTCAAATAGAGAAAAATATCTAGACACAAAACTAAAGAAAGTATCAAAAGATACATTTGATTTTTATTTAATTTACCTTCAAACAAATAATTCTATTTATTTAACTAGAGCCAACAGGAGATTTATAAATGAGTAAGCGAGGACCATTGAGCAAGATTGAGAAGTTTTACATTGAGCAAAATTTAGACTTAGGAGTGGAAAAGCTATCAACTGAACTAGATAGGGCGAAAAGCGTAGTTAAAGCATATGCCGCCAAATGCGACCCACCCGTTCAGCAGAAAGAAACTCTAATTAGTAATAATATTGTAAGCAATAAAAGAGGCTCTACTGTCATGACGGAAACCGGATCTATGCTCTCAGACGATTTTAGATCAAAAAGAACAGCGGTCGATACAAAAAGACCAGAATGTACAACCAATATCAGGTGACACATGGATCATAAGAAATTTTTAGTTAAATATAGACAAAATAAATCGGCGGTTTGGATTAGAGGAAAACTAACAAACGACGAAGAATTTAACTATGACGACTTTAAGGATTGGACTAAGCTAAAAATAAGATGTGAAAAAGAGAACCTCTTTCTTAAAGAACTATATCTTCAGTTTAAATCTCATCAAGAAAAAATTGACTTAGACAATGTTGATGGTATATATCTAATTAGATCGCTAAAAGGTGTCATTGGTCAAGAGCGTAACACCCACTACTATACCGTAGGAAAAGTGATCGGTGAAAAAGTTGAAAAACAAATGTGGATAACCCCAGAGTTAGTTGTAGAAAAAGAATATGAAGACAAAGTTGAAGAGTGTTTCCAAGAAGCAATCATTTATGACCAAAAGAAAAAGAACTGAGAAAAGCAAGTATAAGCATCAAAGCACAGGCGATCATTGCACCTGTGCCGCTTATCTTGCTGAGATGATGTGCCTACGTCTAGCTGAATATAAAAACGAAGGCAATCTAACTTTCAAATTCTGGAATAAACGCCCGTGGGACTGGACGTTTAAGCAACAAATGTTTGCCGCCACAGCTTTAATAAAAGAGTACGGAGAGAAAGCCGTAATAAGAGCTGTTAATGAGCAAAAATCTGTATTCTCTCTAAAGAATAAAAGAATCATACCAGAAATTAAAAGACAAGTAAAGCTGATTGAAGAAGAATCTAAAAGGAGTAGTCAAGAATTAGATGTAAAAAAAGAACCAACAAACAGAAAGAAATCATACGGTAAAAAATCTAGTTTAAATAAATTGAGAGGATTAGATGGCAAAAAAGAAAGCGAAAGCTAAGTTTGATGATGATGTCGTAAGCAATCAAATAATTAGTAAGTATGGTGATATTGTAGAGCAGGGAACAAAGGTTCTTGCTGACCTTCAAAACTTTAGTACTATTGGTATATCACCAGCACTAGACCTAGCACTGGGCGGTGGTCTTAGAGAAGGCAGTGTTGTTGTCATGACGGGCGATCCAAAGACCGGTAAGACGACGACATCGTTGTATTTTGCTGCGAAAGCGCAAGCAGCAGGTAAAAATGTATTCTACTTCAACACCGAAGGTAGACTTACTAAAGAAAACTTTACTGGTATCAAAGGTCTAGATGCTAGTAAAATTAAAATCATTCAAGCGACCGACAATCAACCGGTCGTGTCTGCTGAAACGTTCTTGAACGCTATCGAAACATACGTTAAGAATACTCCAGATTTCGTGGCGATCATTGACTCTGTATCTAATATGGTTCCACAAGATGAACTCGACGGAGAAGTACGCGGCGGTGTCAGAGCGCAACTTCCTAGACTTCTATCCATGTTCTTTAAACGTATTAGTAATGATGTAGCAAGAACAAAAGCAATCCTTATTTTTATCACCCACAATATTGCTAATACTGGTGGATCAAGATGGTCGCCCGCTAAACTTGCTGACTGCGGTAACATGCTTCAGTATCAGGCGGGAACCAATATGGTTATTACCCATCGAGGCAAGTGGGAAGAAACAGACGAGCAGGGTCATGATGTAGGTCAGGTTGCTAACTGGATCGTAAAAACTTCTGCTGCTGGTGGTAAACCTAACTCCAACGCTGTATCGTATATTAGATACGGCACAGGTATTGATGAGATCAGAGAGCTGTGCGAGATTGCCAACGAACTTACTTTCATCAAACAAGCAGGCGCTTGGTACACAATCGCTTCAGCGATTGGATCTGACGACAAAAGAATCCAATCTTTGTTAAAGAAGAATGAAGTAGATGTCGATAACCCTGAAGCGGTAGAAAAGTTCTTCAAGTTTCAGGGCATGGCAAAACTCAGTGAGTTCATTGAAACAAATACCGAGATTCAAGAATTCCTTTATGATGAAATAAAGTCGGTATTATGAAAGTCGTAGGATTAAACGGTCGTGAATATAATATAGATCTCAAGAAATATATTGTAAAAAATAATGACAAGACCGTTAAATCAAAGTATCATATAGCAGCGAGAGAACTTTTAGCAGAAATGTTTAAGGGTTATACAGTTCTGGAAGAAGTTAAACTTCCCGGTTCTCGTTGTCCAAGCAAAAAGTCTGCATTGTTCTTGGACTTCTTCATACCTAGTTTATCGCTGGGCATAGAAGTTCATGGACAGCAGCACTACGAATTCTGTAAATTCTTTCATAAAACAAAGGCGGGGTTCTTGACAGCAAAGAAAAGAGACTTTATAAAAGAAGACTGGTGCGAGTTAAATAGTATTGAGTTGATAGTTCTTAAATATTCAGACAGTATAGAACATTGGAGAAATCAAATTGACAGCCGCTGATAGACTAAAAGAATTCTTAGATGGTATTGACAGATATATCTCTGCTAAGAATGTAACACCTTCTAAATTTAATCCAGAGTTTGCAATCGCAGAAACTCTATCTTTAGAAAATCTAGAAAACCTAACGCAAGACGAATGTTTTGGTCACGCATATCAACTTATGCAATACGTCGATCACGTTGGCACAGAACGCGCCCAGTGCGAGAATGTTATTCGCTGGTGTGAGAACTCTTTACAGAGTATTATATCAGAATTACTAGCCAGTGGCGTGTGGGATCAGTACGCAAAGCACGAAACTAAGGTTGCTACAATCCTGAGAAATGATGACCTAGCAAATAAAATCAATGAATGGAAACTAACTGCTCAAGGAAGACTTGAAAATTTGAAGTCTAGAGAGTATAATATAAGAAGAAAGGCTGATATCCTATTTGAAAAAGGTAAGAGGAAATGATAGATAAAGACCTGCTTAAAAACTTAACTACAGAGCAAAAGCAAGCGTTGTTGGATCAACTAATGAATAGTTTATCTGAAGCGACGACGGAAGAAACAGAAGAAGTACAACAGGACGTTCCTGTGAAAAATGTTAATGAAGATTTTCGTGTTACAAAAAGTAAGACTCAACTAGAAAGAGGGAGAACTCCAGTGCGTGCCAGAAAAAACCGTTGGGAAGATACGGGAGAATTTCAATTAGAAGGTGAAGAAGAATGGTCTACCGGAAGAAAAAGAACCGCAAGATCTAGAGCCAAAGCAAAGAAAGTTCAACTAGAATGTAGTGTTTGCGGTAAAACTTATCTAGAACATCCGAGTTTAGTTTACGGAGAATACCACCGTTGTAATCGGTGCGGGGGCAAGTAATGGAATCCAAACTATTGGATTTAGGCGCTGAGAGAGCAGTTCTTGCTGGTCTGTTCTCTTATGGTCTAGAGTCATATGTTGAAATAAGTGACATAATTGATCACAATAGCTTTTGCCATCAGAACAATCAGCTTATATACAAATGTATTGAGAAGATTCTATCTAAAGAAGCCGAAGTTGACCTACCAACTCTTTTATCAGCGGCGGATCAGCTTGGGTTTTCTGAAACAATCCAGACCAAGCAAGAGCTTGAATATATTAAATCCTTAATGGATTTTCCTGTCAAGAAAGAGAATATAATTCACTTTGCCGCACAGGTAAAGAAATTCGAGTTTGCTAGAAAAATTAGATCACTTGCCGATAAAATCGGAAGAGATATTCAGGAGATTAAAGGCGATGAAGACATAGATGAAATTATCGGAATTGTCGAGAACCCTATTACGGAGTTTCTAAGAGAAGATGACACAAGAGACAAACCAGAAAGAATTGGCGAAGATGTTGATGAGTATATTGATTTTCTGGTGGACAATAAGTGTGATCAGATCGGTGTACCAAGTGGGTTTGATCGGTATGATGCCGCTATTGGTGGCGGTTTACGACGCAAATGTGTCGATCTGGTATCTGCTCGTCCTAAAGTGGGTAAGTCTGTATTTGGCGATAATGTTGCCATCAATGTTGCAAGAAAGGGAATTCCAGTCCTTATGCTCGATACAGAAATGAGCAAAGAGGATCATCTCAATAGAATTCTAGCAAGTCTAAGTGGCGTTCCGATTAACGAAATAGCAAGTGGTAAATTTGCCGACGACGAAGAGAAATACATCGCAGTTCAAAAAGCGGTACAAGAAATTAAAGATATACCTTATACGTATGTTAGCGTAGCGGGAGCGCCATTTGAAAATATTCTTAACCATATTAAACGATGGGTTATTCAAGAGGTTGGAACAGATGAAAACGGAAGAACAAACGACTGCGTAGTTGTGTATGATTATTTGAAGTTGATGTCATCTTCTGGTATATCTGCAAACCTGCAAGAATATCAAGCGCTTGGTTTTCAGATTACAAACCTACATAATCTTGCAGTTAAGTATGACTTTGCTTGTCTTGCTTTTGTGCAGTTGAATAGAGATGGTATCACAAAAGAGTCTACGGATGCTGTAAGCGGATCTGATAGACTTATTTGGTTGTGTACATCGTTCTCTATCTTTAAAGAAAAGTCCGCAGAGGAAACGGCGGAAGACGGTCCACGCGCAGGTAATAGAAAACTTGTACCTATTGTATCGCGTCATGGGCCGGGTATGCAGGATGGAAATTATATTAACATGAGAATGGATGGATCGCACGCTCTATTAACAGAACTAAGAACGAGAGACGAATTTATTAAAGCTGGCGTTGACGATGCCATCGAAGGCGCTGAACTCCCATTCGAGGAAGACAATGAGTTACAAAGCAAAGTTTAATGGTGGTCCTTTACACGATCAAGAACTATCACTCCCAAAAAACCAAGACATATTAGAGTATACCAAAGTATATGATAGTGGACTTACAACTAAAAGTAAGTATCTTCTTCGTAAAGTAAAAGATAATACTCTTTATTTTGATATAATGGAAGAAAGATTTCTTGATTATTCTAAACACTTGGAAAGGCATCCTAGATGAGTGCTACCAAACAAAAACTTGATTTAAACAAAGTTAAAGATGAGATATTCAATGATATAGACATACTTATGAATAAGTTTAATCTTGAGTATCAAGTAAATAATAACAACCTTTTTATGCCGTGTCCTATTCACGGTGGGGATAATCCAAATGGTCTGTCAATATCACTCCAGCATAAAAACTGGAGATGTTGGACTCATGGGTGTCACGAAGAGTTTGGTTCAGACATTTTTGGTTTCATTAGAGGTTATCGACAAGACCCGACATTTTCTGATACGTTAAGGTTTATCTGTAGCACCTATGACATTAATAGAAAACATGCCTCAAAAAATAAACAGAAACCAGAAGTAGTAAAGAGCGATCTATACGAAATCGTAAAAATATTTGGAAAGAGCAATAACAATAATATGAATGAATACGTGCGTGATGTAGAGACTTTAAATAATTCATTTTATTTTGAAAAGCGAGGATTTTTACCTGACACATTAGAGCATTTTGGAGTAAAAGATTGTATAGACAAAACATCTAAGATGTGGAACAGGGCGATCATCCCAGTGAACTATCTTGGTAAAGAGATCGGTTACATTGCAAGGGCGGCAAAGGGGTTTATTGAACCTAAATACTTATTCTCTAGCGGGTTTAAAAAAACCGACTATCTCTATAATTATGATAACGCTATGAAAGTTGCGCAAAAAACACATGCGATATTTTTAGTAGAAGGTCAAGGTGACGTATGGAGATTGTATGAGTCAGGAGTTGAAAATGCTGTTGGATTGTTTGGTAAAGATATATCGGAGAAACAGAAAACACTGCTGATACAATCCGGCGTAACAGATTTAGTAGTCTTGACAGACAACGACCAAGCCGGTCGAGAAGGAAGAATGAAACTACAGCGTGAATTAAGTAGGATGTTTAATCTAATTTACCCGCCAATGTTAAAAAAAGATATTGGTGACACATCTGTAAAGAAAATACAGAAACATATACTCCCCGAAGTTGAAGGACTTTATTAATGATTCTAGGAATTTCTGGCAAAAAACAAGCCGGTAAAACAACCATCGCTAATATTATTCATGGAGAAATCTTACTCAAGAACAATATGGTTGGTGACTATAATGTTGATCAAAACGGTAAGCTACTTGTTAAAACTTATAATTCTCAGGGTAAAGAAGGCTGGGGGCAGTTTGATATAGAAAGAAAAGATGAGCAGTTCATAGAATATGCTCACTATAATATGTGGCCTCATGTAAAACTTTACAATTTTGCTGACTCGTTAAAAGATATGTGCATTAATTTGTTTGGGTTTACATACGAGCAGGCATATGGAACCAACGAACAAAAAGACCAAAAATTAAAACATTTACTGTGGAAGAATATGCCGCGAGGCAAAGTGAGCAGAAAAGCACCAAAAGGTGAAATGTCCGCCCGTGAATTTATGCAGTTCTTTGGTACGGAAGTTATGCGAAAGATGCACAGTGATGTATGGGCAAATGCTTGTTTAAACAAAATTATTAAAGAGGGCAGCGATTTCGCTATTATAGCAGATGTGAGATTCCCAAATGAAGTCGAGGCTATCAATAAAGCCGGTGGTAAAGTATTAAGATTGGAAAGAAATGTTCATGACGATAAACATGACAGTGAAACTGCTCTAGATGCAGATAACTACGACCACGGCAATTTCTGGCATGTGCTTGATAATTCTAAAATAGATATTGGTCAAACCATTGTTGAAGTAAAATCCTTACTAGAGAGAGTATAATGGTAAAAGAATTACTAATACCAAGAAAATACGAAGACAAAATAAGAATCGGAAGAAAAGAAGATAGTGGCTATGTCGTATCTAAAAACCACCTTGGGAAAAATCTTATATCTGTAGGATGTGAAAACAAAACAAGTTTTGAATCTGATTACTTAAATAAAAATCCAAACGCCAAGGTAACAATATTTGACAATGTTAGCGAGTGTAATCTTGCTGAAAACGACGAGAGAGTTACTTTTCATAGAAAATATATAACTTCGTTTTCAGAATTAAACATAACAGAGCCATGTATGATTCAAATGGATATCGAAGGGTCAGAGGTTGGTTTGTTTGGCAATACTGATTTATCTGGCATAGAGATGGTAGAACAAGTTGTTTTAGAATTTCATTTTCATAAAAGAATATGGCCCATCTTTCCGCAAAATGGTAAAGATGAAGATATAGAGAAGGCACTTAGAGTTCTAAACGATCATTTTACGCTTATTCATATTCATGTAAACAACTGCGGATTTGCAGACGGGTGGCCTATGTATAAAGATTTATACGACCCAATAGAGTTGACATATATCAAAAAAGACGATTCACTGCCGGTAGAAACAAGATCTTTTCCGATTGAGGGTTTAGATTTTCCAAATCGTCCCGGCGCTTTCGACCCCGTAATAGATTGGTGGATAAAATGATAGTTACTTATATTAGATCTTCTAGCTACAATGGTTATGATTATTGCCAGATGCAATATTTCTTAACTTATGTTTTAGGCCATAGATCAGACAGCGGAAAGAAAGCAGACCTTGGAACTATGGTTCATAAGGTTATGGAAGTTCTTGCAGGACTAAAAAAATTCCAACAAGACAATCCTAGAAAAAAGTATCTCAACGTAGATGATGATGCGGTAGCAAAAGTTAGGATTCATAAAGACGAATTGCTAACAGATAAATGCGTAGAGGATTTAGTTGATTTAAGTTTTAATTCTTACAGAAAAGGATCAAAACACAAGTGGACGGCAGCCGACAGAAAGGAAGTTTCGAGACTTTCTTGGTTAGCTTTGAACTGGAATGAAGGTCAATTTGACCCAAGATACAGAGATGTTGTAGATCCAGAGCCGCATTTTGACATTCCAATTGAAGAAGACTGGGCAAAATATGAATACGAAATGCCCAACGGAGAAGTTATTCAAGGAAGATTAGCAATAAAAGGAACAATCGACCTTGTAACTAAAGTTGACGACGATACAATCGAGGTGATTGACTGGAAAACCGGTCGTAGATTAGATTGGGCAACGGGTCAGGAAAAAGATTTTAAGAAATTAACTACAGATGCGCAGTTATTATTGTATAATTATGCGATATCTAAACTATATCCAGATTATAAACAGGCAATTATGTCCATTTTCTTTATAAAAGATGGTGGACCATTTAGTATGTGTTTTGATAAATCTGATCAAGAGAAGTTTCTTGAGATGTTAAAGAATAGATTTGAAGAGATAAAGGCGAATGTATCTCCTAAACCGTTGCGAGACGATAGGAGTCATTGGAAATGTACCAAGCTGTGCCACTTTTACAAGAATAATTGGAAGGGTACAGATACTCCAATGTGTATATATATAGGAGAGAAACTTAAAAAAGAAGGTCTTGACAAGACCGTGAAAGACTGTACAAATAAAGGGTTCTCAATAGGTTACTACGAAGCTCCGGGTTAAGGAAAATAACATGTTTAATCATATTCATATTGGTCGTAGAGCATTTCTACAGACAAGTCTTTTCGCTGCTGCTGGTACTCAATTTGCACTTGGCGAGCAGAAATACTACGAAAGCATTGAAGGTCAGGCAAAAAGCACGATCTTTATTTATCTTCCCGGCGGTATCTCTGCTCAAGAGTCATTTGACCCTAAAACTGTAGCGCCACTAGAATATCGCGGCTCTATGAGTGCGATCAATACAAATGTTGCTGGGATTCAGATTAACGAAAGATTCCCAAAAACTGCTCAGATTATGGATAAACTTACGATCATAAGGAGTATGACGCATGGAGAAGCTGCCCACGAACGAGGAACAAACAGTGTTTTCACTGGCTACAAACCTAGTCCTGCACTCAGCTACCCTTCTATTGGTTCCGTTGTTTCTCATGAGTTCGGTTCCCGGAATAATCTTCCAGCTTATATTTGCGTACCAGAACGACCCAATGAGTTTGCAGGAACAGGATATTTAAGTAACGCCTACGCGCCATTTGCGCTAGGTTCTGATCCAGCATCAGATAATTTTAAAGTTAGAGATTTGTCTATCAATATTACAGATGACCACTTTACAAGAAGAAGAAATCTGCTAGATATCGTAAATAAGAATATGACAGAGCGCGTAAACTCTGACGCTGTAAAAGCGATGAATAGTTTCTACGACAAGGCGTACGATCTTGTTGGCAGTCAAAAGGCACAAGATGCGTTCGACATCGAGAAAGAGAAACCAGAGGTTCGCGACAGATACGGACGGAACCAAGCAGGAGCAAGGATGCTCATGTCTAGGCGACTCGTAGAAGCGGGCGCTAGATTTGTAACAATGACCTACGGCGGTTGGGACATGCACCAAGATATCTTCAACGGTATCAACTCGCAGGTTCCACCGTTCGACCAAGCGTTTGCTGCGCTTATTCAAGACCTAACAGAACGGGGTTTGCTAGACTCTACACTTGTATGTGTTATTTCTGAGTTTGGTAGAACTCCAAAGGTAAACAAGGATGCGGGTCGTGACCATTGGCCTAAAGTTTTCAGTTCTATTCTTGCCGGTGGCGGAATCAAGGGCGGAATGACTTACGGCACAACCGATGCCACTGGCACAGAACCAGAAGATAATCCAGTGACCGTCCCACACTGGGCAACTACGATTTATCACCAAATGGGAATCAATGCCGACAAGGAACTTATGGCTCCGGGCGATAGACCTATCGAGATTGTAGATTTTGGTGAAGTTATTCAGGATATTATCGCATGATAAACAGAAGACATTTTATAGAACATGTTGGTGGGCTTGCCTCATTATCTACCGCCTCAACATTATTTGGTCAAAACATAATTGATAACAAGGATACCTTGGTCAAGAATGAAAAGGCCGCAATACTTATTTGGCTTGGCGGTGGTCCACCAACTATTGATATGTGGGATGTAAAGCAAGGTTCTGCTACTGGCGGACCTTCGCGAGCATTGTCCACGACTGGTGATTTCCAGATCAATGAACTTATGCCTAAACTCGCTAATATGGGTAAAGATTTCTCTCTTGTTAGAACTATGGCGACGAGAGAGGCAGACCACATGAGAGGATCGTATTACATGCACACAGGATTTAAACCAAATCCTAATATGGCACATCCGTCAATGGGTTCTGTAATATCATACGAACTATCACAAGATAGAGATTATTTAGAAATTCCTCCATTCTTTGCTATTAGCACTGGTAGTGTAGGCGGTGGATTTCTTGGATCTGCTTGGAATCCTTTTGTTGTAAGTTCAAATGGTCAAGTTAGAAATCTTGGCGACAATGTAGACCTTCAAAGGATGCAGGCACTTGCCGCTATTGAAAGCGGATTTGTAAAATCAACTAATAGTGATATGGCAAAAAGTCATATGAAAATGTTACAACAAACATTTAAACTAAATACAAGTCCGCAGATGAAAGCGCTAAAACCAGTTGGAGAACCGCAGGAAATTATTGATGCTTACGGCGATACTGGATTTGGTAGAAGCGCACTTATGGCAAGACGACTTGTTCAAACCGGCGTTCCATTTGTAGAGATTGGGTTTGGCGGTTGGGACTTACATCAAAATACTCACGAAACACTTTCTACGAAACTTCCAGAGGTTGACGGGGTTGTATCTACACTGATGAATGACTTAAAACGTCTTAACATGTGGGATAATGTTGCCATCGTCATGATGGGAGAGTTTGGCAGGACTCCAAGAATCAACCAAAATGCTGGTAGAGATCACTGGGCAAAAGTGTGGTCGGCATTTGTTTCTGGCGGTTTGATTCAAGGTGGTCGCGCAATAGGATCGACAAACGCAGATGGTACAGATATCAAGGACGGGCTAACCTATTCATCAGAAGATTTAATGACCACTATTTGTCATGCTCTTGGTATAGATATTAACAAGAGTTATACAGCAAAGAATGGTCGTCCGATGAAAATTGCCAACGGTGGCAAACTTATAGAAGGTTTAATTTAAGGAGATTAGATATGAAGAATGTACTTATTGCACTAGCACTTGTTTTTTCAACCACCGCATGTTTCGCACAAGAACGTGAGCATCGTGGTAGACCACAAGTAGAGCATAAAGAAAGAGATCATGGACCACAAAGGTATAATTCGCCTCATCGTGGACCTCAACATCACTGGCAGCATGGTCATCACCATCGTCCGCCAGTAGGATTTAGACCAACTATCGGTTGGTTTCCTCAAGGTTTTCATCTTGGTATTGGTCCTATGACCGTAGGACCAGATCGCCGTCATGTTAGATTTGGAATCAGCGCTGGTTTCTACGGCCCACCAAGAGTTCACACGTTTAATTACTACGGTAGACATAGATGAGTTTTATCTCAGACGTAAACAAATCATTAGCAAATACTTTAGATTCCGTCAAGTATACAAGTAAACCTAAGACTTGGAAGGTATCTAAAATTATAACTATTGATTGGGAAGGGGTGTTGCCAGAACCCCCTTCTAACACTTCAAAAGAAACGAAGAAAGAATTACAGTACCTACAAGTACTTACAAACAATTTAAATAGTCAAGCAAAGAATTTAATACACTTGGTTGACAAAGAACCATTAGATCTATATAAACCCATTTTTGATAAAGTTGGTCAACCAATGCCGGTCAAGGATTTCAAAAAAGCGTATAATATAATAGATCCAATACTAATGAATTTAAAACATAAGTTCAATAGACCTAGACCAAAACAACTTGGCGATCTAATGAACTACAATATACATGTAACGCAGACAGATACCCACCAAACGCCAGCATATCCATCTGGACATACTGCTTATGCTGCAATAGCATCGTATCTTTTTGCCGACATGTATCCGCACAAATCATCAGAGTTTTTTCAGTTGGTAGGCGTTGCTGGTCACGCAAGGTGTTTACAGGGCGTACACTATCCATCTGATAACGAAGCGTCAATGGTTATAACTGGCGCAATATGGCAAGATATTAGATATAAACTATTCCCGAACCTAGAACCTTACAGGAGTTAGAGATGCCTATTCCATCAAAGAATAAGGACGAAGACAAAGGCAATTTCATGGGGCGTTGCATGAGTCAACTTGCAGATGAATATCCAGATGCCAAACAGAGAACTGCTATTTGCATGAGCAAAGCAACAGATGGTCTAGACTATGTTGAAGCAGGAGACTTTTCCCACTATTACAATACTTATGGATATACAGAAGAAGTTACAGAAGATAACTTTTATGTACCAGAAGATTCTGAGTATGAAGACTGGGGCGAAGAAACAGAAGAGTGGGACTGGGCAGCTGAACGTCCCGGTTTGTGGGAAAATATTCGTAGAAAGAAAGAACGCGAAGGTAAAAACTATAAACCTGCAAAGAAGGGTGACAAAGATCGTCCAGATCCAGATGCGTGGAAAAAAGCGCAATCTTCATTTAAATACGAAGACCCAAAAACCGGTCAGTTATATGAATATGAAAGAAAAGGTATTTACAAAAAAGACGGTCGCTTCTTAGTCTACAAGGGAAAAGCAGAACTTGACTATACCGAGTCCGCTGAGTACCAAGGGCGCAAAGTTAAGCTGGGTAAACCATTTAGAACTCCGGGCGGCCCAAAGAAAAGCGCCGTCTATGTCAAGAATGGTAGCGGCAAGGTCGTCATCGTTCGCTTTGGTGATCCAAACATGAAAATTAAAAAGAGTGATCCCGGTCGTCGCAAGAATTTCAGAGCGCGACATAATTGCAGCAATCCGGGACCACGATGGAAGGCACGTTACTGGAGTTGTAGAGCATGGTAATTCTTATGGAGGTGTCCTATGTTAGAGGTTCAACCGGGGAGATTTTACAAAGTCGAGAACAAAAGTAAGAAGTCCTCTGCTAACGATCATTACAATATGATTGTGGTAGACAATAATTTGGGAGAACTTGAAGAACTCTTATTCACTGATTCCGACTTAATGAAAGCTGTAGTAAGAAGAAGAAAGAATAAGGAAGACATACCGTCTTACAGGGTTAAAGTTAATAACGGTGGAATTATTTATCCGTTTTCGTTATTGATAGTCACTTTTTTAGGCGGTGCTATAGGATACTTTATAAAGAATTCAGGACTATTTTAGATTAATGAGCAAAGACGACTATCTAATTGTGGGCGCCGGTTTATTCGGCGCTACTTTTGCTAGGATTATGACTAACTATGGCTTTAGCTGTAAAGTTATAGACAAAAGACATCATATAGCAGGAAACTGCTACACTGAGAAAAAGTGCGGGATTCATATTCATAAATATGGCCCGCACATATTTCATACTAATAGTGATTACATCTGGCAGTTTGTAAATAATTTTGCAGATTTCAACAGATATACACATACAGTGAAAGCAAATTATAAGCATGAACTGTATTCTATGCCCATAAATCTAAATACAATATATAAATTGTGGGGCATCACTTCGCCGCAAATGGCGATGGAGAAAATAAAAGACAAACAAGTTAAAATAAGCAACCCAAAAAATCTTGAAGAGTGGGCTTTGTCTCAGGTTGGTCAAGAGTTATACGATCTTTTGATTAGAGGTTACACGGAGAAACAATGGGGTAGGCATCCAGCGGAACTACCAGCGTCTATTATTAAAAGGCTGCCCATAAGATATAATTTTAACGATAACTATTTCAACGATATCTATCAAGGTATACCTATTGGTGGTTATACCAAGATGGTTCAAAATATGTTAGATGGTATAGATGTAGAACTAAATACAGACTATATCAAAGACAGAGACTTATATGACCATAGGTTCAAGAAAATTGTTTACACTGGACCGATTGACGAATTCTTTAGAAACTTTTACGGTAAACTAGAGTGGCGATCTCTACGATTTGAAGATAGGGTATTTAACATTGACGACTACCAAGGAACATCTATTGTAAACTATACTCATAGAGATATACCATTTACCAGAATTATAGAACATAAGCATTTTGAAAATACGGTAGACGGCGTTACTGTCATAACTAAAGAATTTCCAGTGAATTATATTGATGGGATGGAAAAATACTATCCAGTAAACGATAAGAAAAATAATGATATATATTCACAATACACAAAACATTATAATAAAAATAAATTTATATTTGGTGGTAGACTTGCTGAATACAAATATTATGATATGCATCAAGTCATTGGCTCCGCGATGAAAAAGGCTAAAAATGAACTTGAACAAATGTCAATGCTCTGAACCGGGATTATGCCCGCTTTACAGTAAAAAAATGGACAAAGCTGGTCACAACTGGTGTAAAACCACGACTAAAGAAAAAAGACAAAGCTATAAAAATAAATCAAGCAATATCAATCTAGAACATGAAAAGGTTGATATCATACACGCAGACTTATCTAAAGTCAATATAGCCTGTCTGGGTCATTGCAAAGAGCAGTTTGACACAATTGAAGACCAAGACTACATAAACAAGATTTACTTAGATGACCTAGACTTAGGTGTTTACAATAAGTTTCAAACTAACGCCTATTCAGAAACAAGGGCGTATCTATCTGATATATTTGATTACAGTAAATATGATTATGTAGGATGCACTACCGCTTCGTGGAATATGAAATATGTAAACAAGAGAAATAGAATAGACAGAGCTGGAAGATGGCTAGACTCAAAGAAACTAGACGATAAAAAAACAATCTATTGCGCAACTGTAAGCACAACCGAAAGCTGGGTAGAAGGAGAAAACTCCGTAATGAACTGGATGGGCACTCCCAAGAAATATCAACGAGAAATAATAAAGTATCACGAAGGACTTGGATTTAAGATAAATAATAAATTTGTTGGAAATCATAATCAAATCATATGCCATAAAGATCTATACAGAAAAATATCTGGATATTTTCAAGACACAATAAACGATCTAGCAAATCTTATTGAATCTTTTGATTTATCTAAATTTAATGAATTTGCTAGAGAAAGAACTTTGGGATATTTCTGTGAATTATCAACAATGATACTTCTTTCTAATATTGATGTAAATTTCATTCCAGTGCAAGCAAATTATAAACATGACTGGTTTAAAGAAACAAGAATAATAAAAAGAAACGAGGGTCGATACGATGATAATAGATAATGAGAATTTAGTTATTTTAATAGAGGTTATGAAAACAGGCACCACTTTCATTAGACGCAACGTAAAGAGCCTTGGGATTCCCAACGATATATTTATCAGTAGTAATATATCAGAAAGACATTTACCTTTATCGCATATATTTAATCACTCTGCACTAAAGTATGATCCTAAAAAATATGATATTTTTATGTTCACTCGTCATCCAGAAGATTTCTTTGTTTCAGAATTTTTTGAATATAAAAATAATAACATTATACCCTATCTAAACAATGCGCTTTTTAAAAACCCTCATACAGACGCAATGAAAAATTATATGAAAAAGTTACACTCTAGATATAAGTTTTTTAAAGAAGAAGATGCATTTGATTTAAATAAAAATTTACATTCTCTTTTATCCGACGACAACTTTCAGCATTTTCCCAAACGTCTTGTGAATATAAAATCTATTTTTAAACATTATTTAGACGTAGAAATAGAAGAAAGTAAATTACACATCTGTAAATATGAAAATTTTAAAGATTCTATAGATAAATTTTTTAAAGCCATAAAAAAACCAATACCAAATATAAACAAAAGAGTCAACGTCTCTCAAAAAAATCAAAAAATAAATAGAGAAAACAGAGCATTAATTAACGAAATATTTGACTACGACTTCAAAAAATATGGATACTTCAAAAGAAGCATTTATTCTACTATTTGATTTGTTTTTTTGCCAAGATTGATCTATAATACATTGAAACCATATTGAAAGGAGAAATTGATGACTTGGTTCCCGCTATGTAATTACACTCACTACTCGCTGCTTAAAGGGTTCTCTAAACCCAAAGAACTCGCTAAGAAATGTAAAGACAATGGATTTCGCGCTTGCGGTATCGCTGATTACAAAACAATCTCTGGCGCGGTTGCTTTCTATCAGGCTTGTGTAGCAAATGACATTAAACCAATTATTGGCTGCTCGTTTGATAAATTTACGCTGTTTGCAAAGAATGAAGCAGGTTGGTTTGACTTAATTAAAATCGTTTCACTTCTAGATGACAACGGCGACTATAATAGTAGCGACCTATCTAAGATATGCAACAAGGGTAATCTGATTATTCTCGCTGAATCGAGCGCTGACTCGCCGGTGAAAGACGACTGGTACGATAAAACCAAATGTTTTCAAGATATGCATTACACGGAAAAAGAAGATGCAAATCTACATAGAATACTTTTGTGTTCAGAGATGAAAACTACTCTACCAAAAATGCGTAAAAAGTATCGCGCTGGCGAAGATTTTCCAAACAAAAAGTTCTTTGACTTCTCTCATTTTTTTGTTCCAGACAAAACTGGGGCGACAGAGGTTATGCTAGAAGACGCAGGTGGTTTACAGATTCTAGACAAGATCTATGAAGAGTGTGAAAATTATAACATTCTTAGTAAGCCAGTTCTCCCGAAGTTTGAGACTCCTAATGGAGAATCTGAGAAAGAATACCTGAGAACTTTAGCTAGACAGGGATGGAAGAAACTTCTTGCAGATAAAGTCACAGAAGAAGCCCATAGACAGATATACGGAGATAGATTCAACAAAGAGTTTGAAGTCATTGAAGAAGCCGACCTATTTGGTTATTTCTTGATCGTTCGTGACATCATCAATTATGCTATAGAGCAAGGCTGGATGGTTGGTCCGGGTCGTGGGTCTGCCGCTGGTTGCTTGATCTCTTATTTGATTGGAATTACAGAAGTTGACCCAATTGAATTTGACTTATTGTTTGAGCGTTTCTATAATAGTGGTAGGAATACAAAAGATAACATATCACTTCCCGATATTGACATTGATATTCCGGGTAAGAAGCGTGACGAGATTATTGACTATATCAAATCGAAATACGGTCATGGTAATGTGAGTCAGATGGTTACGTTTGGTAGACTTCAAGGGCGTAGTGCAATTAAAGAAATCTTGCGCGTCAATGAAGCGTGTGGATTTAGCGTGATGAATGAAATCACAAAATATATCCCAGACGAAGCTGCCATCTCTGACCAACTAGCAGAAATGGACGAAGAAGACAGATCCATTATCAGGTGGGCATTACAGAATAATAATAAAGAATTGTATGATTACTGTCATATAAATGATAATGGTAATCTTGAAGGTGACTATGCAGAATATTTTGAACAAGCTATTAAGATTGAAGGAACTCTCAAGACCCAAGGAAAACATGCAGCGGGTGTTGTTATCTCTGCAAATAAGTTAGCAGAAGTTTGCCCGATGGTAAACTCTAAGAGTAGTAAAGAAAAGATTGCGGGACTGGAAATGGCAGACCTAGAAGCTCTTGGTCACGTTAAATTTGACGTTCTTGCTATTAACCTTCTTGACAAACTTATGTATATAGATAAACTTGTAAAGGAACAAAATGAATAGAGATATTATTGTCTTTGACTTTGAGACCGGCGGTAGAGATCCTAACACCTGTCAAGTAACCCAGCTCGCTGCCGTGGCTATTGACGGAAGAGGATTCAATCTAAAGGGAACATTTAATAGTGAAGTTTGGGCAGAAACCGATGACGATAAAGCATTAAAGAAGGGTTTAGGTCCAATTGAAGACGGTGCGCTAAAAGTTACAGGTAAAACCAGAGAGGGTATAGCCAAAGCCCCAAAACCAAAAGCGGTTTGGAAGAAGTTTTGTGCATTTGTGGATAAATATAACTGGAAAGGTACACCATTTTTCGCACCTATCCCTGCGGGTTACAATATTCTAGGATATGATATGATTATTGTTGATAGACTGTGTAAAGAATATGGACCTTGGGATGAGACAAGACAAAGGCAAAAACTCTTTCATCAGATTCACAAGATTGATATGATGGACAACTACTGGATGTGGACAGAGGGTGATCCAAGTATTAAGAGTCGTAGTATGGACAGTATTCGTGAGCGAATGGGAATGTCGTCAGAGAACGCTCACGATGCGCTACAGGACGTTAAAGATACTGCTAATTTGATGATTAAGTTCATGAAAACCCATAGAGCTGTTTATAGAAATTTGAAACTTGAAAAGGCATTTGCGAATGGAAACACCTATATTTAATTATGATGATGAGAAAACTTGGAATCTTTTTAAAGAGGGTAGAACTAAGGGTATCTTTCAATTAGAAAGCAATCTTGGTCGCGCTTGGTCGAAAAGACTTCAACCAACTAATATTGAAGAACTATCTGCTCTTATTGCGTTGATTAGACCGGGATCGCTAAAAGCTATTAGCGATGGCAAGTCTATGACTCAGCACTATGTTGATAGAAAGAGTGGTCTTGATATAATTAAATATCTTCACATATCCTTGACAGATATCTTGGAGACAACCAAAGGTGTTTTGATTTACCAAGAACAGTCTATGCGTATTGCTCAGGATCTTGCTGGTTTCAATCTTAAAGAAGCGGATGTTCTTCGTAAAGCTATTGGTAAGAAAAAAGCAGATCTTATGGCAAAGGTTAAGAAAGACTTTCTTATTGGCTGTGAAAAGGTCGGCAAGGTTGAGAAAGAAACAGCAGAAGAAATCTTTGGGTGGATCGAGAAGTCATCTCGTTATTCATTTAATAAATCTCATGCTGTATGCTATGCTATTAACTCTTACAAGAGCGCTTGGTATAAAGCAAATCATACTAAAGAATTCTTCTTGTCGTACCTAACGTATGCGAATGAAAAGCAAGATCCGCACCAAGAAGTTTACGAGTTAGTATCAGAGGCAAAGCTATTTGATATCGAGGTTAAACTTCCAAATCTAAATAAATGGAAAGAGAACTTCTTTATTGAAAAGAGCAAGATCTACTTCGGTATTAAAGATATTAAATCTCTTACCGGTGTAAATGGCGATAAGGTTATAAAAGCAATCAGCGATGCTCCAGCCGTAAAAAACTGGATGGATATTTTGATTAACTTATCTCCAAATATGAACTCAACCGGGTTTAAAGCTCTTTGTTCTATTGGCTTTTTCTCAACGAGGAAAACAAATGTAACTAGAAATAAGGCTTTATATGAATATATGATTTTTAAGAACCTAACAAAAGCAGAATTAAAATGGGTTACTGAAAATTATAAGTCAAAGAAATGGCAGACTCTTACGGAATGTTTTACAGATTTAGCGCCAACGAAGAAAGAGGGTGGCGGTACAAGTAAAGTAGACCGCAAACAAGTTATTGAAAATGAGATTCATTTTTTAGAGAATCCTCCATACGACCTCTCTGACGATCCAGAGTGGATCATTGAACAGGAGAAAAAGTATCTTGGTTGTCCCGTGTCCCTATCTAGAGTAGAGTCGTCTGATACTTCTCATTCTAATACAACTTGTAAAGAAATTCTAGATGGTAAACATGGTAAAGATATTTGCATTGTAGCAAATGTCAGCAGGATGCAAAAGCATAAATGCAAGAAAGGAAAGAGTGCTGGTAAGGAGATGTGCTTCTTAACACTGGAAGATGAAACATGCTCTATTGATAATGTTGTTGTATTTCCAGAGGCGACCGAGAAAAGTAAATATATATTAGACGAAGGTCTAAACTTATTGTTTTGTGGAGAAGTAGAGAAGAATGGATCTTTCATTATTAATAAAATTCATGAAATATAATTGACTTTCTTTGTTGTCTCAGCTATAATAAGTAAACGATGCTTTTGTGGTTTGGTGGAACGTAACGGGCCGTAGTTACCGTAAAAACTACATACTTTTAAATCGGCAACCCTGCTTTTACAGCTTGGCAGAACGTAACGAGCCGTAGTTAACGTAAAAGTTGTAAACACTTAAATCGGCAACCAAGGTTTTATGACTCGCCAAAACGTAACGCCCTGTAGTTGCCGTAAGAGTCATAAGTTTTTAAATCAGGGGATTAGTCGGCCTAACCGACTTTTACTTGAAATTATAAGGAGTATTGATGAATAATTGTACATTTACTGGGTATCTTTTACATGACCCACAGATAGAAAGCGATGGCGATGGGCCATCTTGCTGCACTGTAAAAATGGTAACTTACGAGTATCGTAAGAACAAACGAGGCGAAAAGAAAAAAGTTCCTACAACTATTACCTTGCAAGCTTGGGCTAGCGGCGCAGAAACAATTGCTAAACTTGGCAAAAAAGGAACTAAGATGACCGTATACGCTTCTGCTAGAAATGGCGTTATGAAAACAGACGCCACAGACGACGTTCTATTTAGAATTAATGAATTTGACTTCGGTTGCTTAGATAAGGAATAAAATGAGAAAGAAAAGAATTCTGTTTTGCAGTGAGGCTACCTTTCTAAACACGGGGTATGCAACTTACACTAGAGAAATCTTAAACTACCTGCATAGCACAGGCAAGTACGAGATTGCAGAAATGGCAGCGTATGGAGAAAAAAATGATCCTCGCGCGGCAAACATTCCGTGGAAATATTACGGAGTATCTCCAAATCAAAATTGCGAGCCTAAAGCTTCTGAAGAAGAAATGCGGGCATATCAATCGAACCCGACAAACCAATTTGGAGCTTGGGCATTTGAGCATGTATGTCTCGACTTCTTGCCGGATTTTGTGTGCGATATTCGTGACTTTTGGATGCTTGAATTTGCAGAACGTTCGCCATTCAGACCTTATTTTAAATGGGTCGTAATGCCAACGGTTGATGCAAGACCTCAAGCAAGACAGTGGGTAGCAACATATGCTAGCGCTGATGCATGTTTGACTTATTCAGATTGGGCTGGTGGCGTTTTACAAGATCAGTCTAAAGGAAAGATTAATTATCTTGGAAGTTCTCCACCTTCTGCTCATCCGGCCTACGCGCCAGTAGAAGATAGAAAAGCCCACAAGATTGCTATGGGTATCAATCCAGATTATAAGGTGATCGGAACTGTTATGCGTAACCAAAGACGTAAACTTTATCCAGACCTATTTGCGGCATTTAGAAAGTTCTTAGATAAATCCGAAAACAAGAACTATTATCTATATTGCCATACATCTTACCCAGACTTAGGCTGGGAGATACCAGAATTATTACATGAATATAATTTATCATCTCATGTATTATTTACTTATGTTTGCCCAGAAACAAAGAAACCTTTCTGCTCAGTTTTTAAGGGTGCAATCGCACAATCTCCTTATACTGGACGTTGGGGTTCTACTCTTTCAAATGTAAAGAATGGTCTTTCTTATGAAGATCTGGCAAAAGTTATGAATTGTTTTGATCTTTATACTCAGTATGCAAACTGTGAAGGTTTTGGTTTGCCTCAAGTAGAAGCAGCGGCTTGTGGGGTTCCAGTCTGCGGAACTGATTACTCTGCTATGGAAAGTGTTTTAAGGAAGTTGGGTGGACACCCTATCAAGCCAGCAGCTCTCTACAAAGAATTAGAAACGGGATGTCTAAGAGCCGTGCCGGATAATGATGCCGCTTCTGAATTTTTCTTAGACTTCTTTAGTAAATCTGACGAAGAAAGAGAAGCTATCGGAAAACAGACTAGAGAAAACTTCAATAAATACTACCAGTGGGATCTTAGCGGTTCTGTTTGGGAAAAGTATTTCGACGAAACAGATCCGATTGATTTCAGAAACGGATGGGGTTCTAGACCAAGGATTATCAATCCAGCTGAGAAACCAAAAGATGTAGAAAAAACTCCTCATTCTCTCTTGACAAGTTGGTTGATTGACAATGTTTTGTGCGAACCAGATAAAAAGAATACTTTTTTAGCATCTAGGATGACAAGAGACTTGATCTATAAAACAAGCACCTCTTCGACTGGCGGCATGTACTATAACGAGTCAAGCGCTGCTTTTGACGGTATTAACCAAAGAAGCACATTTGATTTTAATATCGCATACGATCAGATGCGAGGCATGTGCGAAAGAAGGAACCAGTGGGAAAAGATGAGAGCTGAAAGAATCCAGCAGTTAATGGAGAGCCAACAATGAAAAGAGCTATAGCTATTTTAACAAGAGGTTACGACGAAATAGAAAGATATAAAGCTCTTTTAAATAGAAATCAAACCATTGAAGAAAACGTAAATGAAAGTTATGATTATCTTATATTCCATGAAGGCAACATAACAAAAGACCAACAAAAGTATATTCAATCTAATACCAACTTACCTTTAGAATTTATTGAAATTCCAAGGTTCTTGGCGAGAGATCATGCTATTTTTCAGCCCACAGCACCTTGGGGTTGGAATTACCGGCATATGTGTAACTTTTGGTTTTCTGGATTTCTAGATTACGTCAAAGATTATGATCAGCTTCTTAGAATTGACGAAGACTGTACAATCTACTCTAATCTTGATCAAGTATTTGATAGTTTAGATAACAAAGTTTGTTCATATGCACGATGGGTTGACGACGACTGGTTCAATGTTTTTGGTCTTGATGAATTTTGTAAAAGGTTCTCAGATAAACCGAGAAAAGAAATTGGCGGCCCTTATACAAATCTAGTGGCTTGGGACTTAAATAAAGTTAGAGAAAGTACGATAGTAAATGATTTTATTCAAGCTGTAAACGAAAGTAACGGTATTTATGTTTACCGATGGGGAGATCATATGCTATGGGGAGAAGCGCTGCATTACGGATTTGAAGAATCTGATCACGTATTACTAAAAACCGTTAAATACTACCACGCTAGCTGCCTAGCTAAAGTAAACTATGAATAGGAATAAAATGAAAGTATTATATATAGGACATTACAAGGAGTTTGGCGGCTGGTCACAGGCCGCTACAGACTATATCCTAGCTTTGGATAAGATTGGTGTTGATGTCGTTTGTAGAAATGTAACATTGACACAAGATAGATCTGACGTTGAGCCAAGACTCTTAGAACTTGAGCTAAAAGATACATCTGACTGCGATGTTTGTATTCAACACGTATTGCCCCATCACTTGATTGGAACGACCAACTTTAGAAAGAATATTGCTTTCTTAGCGTCGGAATCAACCAGTATTCAGCATTTGACATGGCTAGACCATCTAAAACAAATGGATGAAATATGGGTTCCAAATAGTCAATCTAAAGAATTCTTGGAGAAAGATGGTGTTGGTATCCCAGTAAGTGTTGTGCCTCATACAACCAATATAAACAAGTACAAGAAGCAATTTAGAGAAATCAACATTGAGCAAGCTAGAGATAAGTTTAAATTCTATTACATTGGCGATTTTAATGATAGAAAAAATTTAGAATCAGTAATTACATGTTTCCACTCCGAGTTTGATAAAACTGACAGCGCGGTACTTGTCTTAAAGTTGAATAAGTTTGGAAAATCTCCACAAGAGATTACACAAACAATGGATGGATTAATAACAGAAATTAAAACCAAGCTAAGAATTCACGAGAACCCACAAAGCTATTTAAAGGACATCATTATATCCGAGAAAATATCTAATGATGATATATTAGCACTACATAATTATTGTGATTGCTTTATTTGTCCGTCTCATGGAGAGGCTTGGTCTATTCCTTCCTTTGACGCTATGGCTTTTGGCAACACGCCAATCTGTAGTAACTTTGGCGGACCAAAAGAGTTTATAAACAAAGCGGATTGGAGAACTGGACATTTAATCAATGGAGTTTACTCTTGTTGCAAGTGTTCAGACGCTGCGTTTCCAGACTTGTTTACAGCGAAAGAATACTGGTTCCAGCCTTGCGAAATGCAAATCAAAGAAAGCATGAGAAAAGCATACGAATCTTGGAAAAAGAATCCAATTATGTACACCAATAGAAACCGTTCAGCTGGACTAAAACAAGCTGAGAAATTTTCTTACGACACAATTGGAAAACTAATGAAGGAGTTGATTAGTGAGTAGACGAACAAAAAGTATAATCTTGGATTCTATCTTACAAAAAGATAAGTATAATATCCTAACTTTTGATACACATGAGAGATACCAGACTCAGCTTGCAAAAACTGGTCACAATTTTTACTCCATTTCGTATCAGGGTGCTAAAGAGTGGGATTCTAGTTTTGCTAATAAGCCAAGCAATTACTACACTCTTCCGAAATCTGATTACTTGCCAAGTATAGATTTTGACTTTATATTATCCCAAAGTAAGTTTGGTCAGTTTCAATTTTCTTCTCAGCTTAAAAGACAGCTAGGTGTTCCAGTGTTATCGCTAGAACACACCCTGCCAATAGAAAGCTGGCCGGAACAGCAACTTCAAGCATTTAAGATGATGACCGGAGATGTAAACGTATTCATTTCAGAATATTCGGCTGGCGAATGGGCTATGAATTGCGACAACCTAATTGTCCATCATTCTGTTGACACAGAGCTTTTTTGTCCAGCAAGTGTTGAAAAAGATGGAAAGATCCTTAGCGTAGCTAATGACTTTGAAAAGAGAGACTATTGTCTAAATTTTTCAGGTTGGAAAAGAATTACAGAGGGTATGCCGGTAAAGTTAGTCGGTGACAATCCGGGTCTATCCAACCCAGCGAACGGCGTTGAGGACTTGGTTGAGAAGTATCAATCAGCTTCTATTTTTCTAAATACCTCTACTATTAGTCCGATACCGACATCGTTGCTAGAGGCTATGTCATGTGGATGTCCAGTCGTTTCTACGGCAACGTGCATGATACCAGAAATTATTACAAACGGCGAGAATGGATTCATATCAAACGACGAAGAAGAACTAAAAGGTTACATCAAACAGTTGCTTGATGATCCATCGTTGGCAGCAAAGATGGGAGACGCTGCTAGAAAAACAGTAATCGAGAAATTCTCAGAAGAAAAATTCATTAATAACTGGAACGAAATATTTGACTTAACATACAGGATGAAGAAATGAAATTACAAATAACTACAAATCAAAAAGACGAGATTCAAGGTTTTAATAGTTTTTCTCTATCTGACCTACATAGGGTGGACAGCGAAGTAACAGACAATGAGTGTGAAAACATTTTTATTAGTAATAATGTTCTTAATTCAATTCCACCTCCTCAGATAGAGCCGTTCTTTAGATTGATTCAAACTAAACTTAGGATCGGAGGTACGGTAACTCTGAGTGCCATTGAGCCAATGGTAATGTCAAAGATGCTGGTAAACAACTCCTTAGACGAAATGCAGTTTAGCAATATTGTAGCCTCTGCAAACTCTATGCTACCGCTTGGCGCAGTAAAGAACATCTTGGGGTCAATGAATTTACAAGTTTTAACAACTTCTATCAACGGGATAAGCTATGAAATCACAGCAAGAAGATAAACAAAGACAGAAAATAACGCTATGCTCTTCTTGCGCTTTTTACTCTGACGATTGCAAGTTTGGTAGACTGCAAAGATATAAAAATCTAAATAAAGTTCTCCCAAATTACGAAGAAGCTCCAGTTATTAACGAGCTATGTAATCTATGTAGAACAGCAGATTGGGCTGAATCTAAAGAAAACCCAATGGAAGAAGCCAGAAAGAGTGTTATGCCGTCGTTTGGTATAGCCGTTTTAGACATGGATAACGAAGGCTTAGAAAGCATTGTGTCAACATTGATGGATATAGATTATCCAGAAAACTTGATCAGGATCATTTTCTATACCAATAACTCTAATATGCAAGAAAAGATTCCTTTGTTGCATAAGCTACAAACTAAATTTAAAAATTCTAAGATTTGTTTCGAGCTACAAGAGAGAGAAAAAGAAGAAATAGATTCAGAAGTATTCCAATACTTAGTAAATTCTGATTACTTTGTTAAGGTGTATCCATACTCAAATATATACAGTGATATGTTCTTAATGATAGATGATATGCTTAACGAAAAACTAAGCGCATATGCCTGCTATGAGTTTGACCACAAAAACAAGAAATCTGGATCAATCATTCAGAAAAATATTGTCAGAAAGATATATCTTCAGTATCATGATTATGACAAGATGCAAGAAGATCTTTTCACTCAATCTAAACACTCTAAACTTTTTTGTAGAATAGATGAAAAATAAAAAATGTATCATAAAACCAAAAACAAATGAAAGAAAAGAGTTTTATACTCCTGAGTTTGTTACAATCATTCTGCTTTCAGAAAGTCATGGATATAGAATGAAATCATACGGATCTATACCACTGGTAAAGATTCTAGACAAAACTTTAATACAGAAGCAAATAGAAGTTATTAAATCGTTTTTCCCAAATTACGAAATTATTCTATGCTCTGGATTTGACGTAAAAAAAACAGTAGAATATGTAAAAGAAAACTTTCCGTCAGAGAATATTAGGGTCGTAGAAAATCAAGTTCATTTGAATTCTAATTGTTGCGAAAGTACAAGACTTTGCCTTAACAATACCACTAATCATAGAGTATTAATTTGCTCTGGTGGTATTCTCTTAACAGCCGACATGCTTTCTCAGATAAATTATAGAGCAGATTGCGTGTTGGTACAAGACGACAACCCGATGAAGAATTTTGAAGTTTCCGCTATGGAAAATGATTTTAATCTTCAGAATTTGTGTTTAGGTGAAAAGATAAATTTTTGGACAGAATGTTTATATCTGTCAAACGGCTCCTCTGTAAAAAAAATGTATGATATTATCTCTAATCCAGATTTTAAAAACAAATTTATATTTGAGGCGATAAATGATCTAAGTAGGACCAATAGAATCAAAGTTGTAAAAAACACTTTGTCTCCGATAACAAAGATAGATAACATAAAAACTTTAAAGGATATATCTTCTAATGAAAGTATTAATTCAAGACTATAGAGACAATAACAGCTCACGTTTTCAATACCTTCCCGGTATGCTAAGTATGATTGACGGCGTTGAAATATATAAGTGGGAAAGAAAAAATCTTTCAAAAGTATATGATACTTTTGACAGTATCAAGCCAGATTTAGTGATCATGCACTATCAATCTCTCAATCAGGACATTGTTAAGTATTTGAAGTCTTCAACAAATATTAGAATTGTTTTTGATGTAACAGATATTACTGAAACAAATATTAAAGAGCTAGAAGAAATTGTTAGCTCTAACAATATTAACTGTCCACTGGTTATCACTGAGCGTGGACCACAAAGCACAGTTTTAAAAACATTAGTTGTACCTCCATGCGCAGATATCGTTACCCCGTCACCACTAGCTCCAACCTACGAGATAGAGACATTATTTGTATCCGAGACGGAGGACTATGATAAATCTTTATTGACAGCTTACGAAAGCTACCACACCTGCCTCGTTCCAACTGAAACTGTCATCCCTTTAGAACAGCCAGACTTTGTTCCAAACAATGGATTTGATTTCCTGTTAAATGTCAGTCACTTAAACCCGCTGTACAAAAATTACAAACAGGTTGTCATCCACGGCAGTCTAGAATACTGCACTTCGCAAATATTTTTTGAAGCGCTGATCCGGGCAAATAAAGTAATACTAAAGTATCCAGAATCAGAAAGAGACAACTTTTTAACATTCCTTGGTAAAACTTTTTCTGAGTCAGATAAAGATCCAACAGAGGAACAAATCAAAGAGCAGATTAAAGCGAAGCATACATGCGTGTCTAGGTCTTTGGAGCTGTTGGTTGCTTTAGGTATGCAGCAAGAAGCGCAAATCTTGGTAAATAAAGTGGGAGCGGCGTCTGCATGATACAGGTTATAAACACAGAATGTGGAAATCTAAAGCTAGATGTTCCACGTAGAGTCTCCTTGATTAAGGATTATCCAAGATTAATTAATGACGACTCGTATAAGATTTACTGGGCGTGTGAACCAAAGGCTATGCTTATGGCTTGCGGCGGGCTTAGTAATCAGAATATCAAAGATGTTGCAGACAAGTTTGATGCGATTCTAACATATGACGAAGAGTTACTATCGCTACCAAACGCGCACAAATTTGTTTACGGAACTTGTTGGCTAAGAGACAATATGTCTGGAGCAGACTATGAATATAGAGAAAAATCCTTTCAGATATCCCATCTTGTTGGCGGTAAAAACGCGGCGGAAGGACATCAAATAAGGCATCATATTTATGACAATCAACTTTCTATAAACAATCCTATTGACTTTTATATCAGCAATAGAATTCCAAGACCTAACACATTTAACAATAAGACTATAGGACAATTTAAATATGATCTATTTGACTCACAGTTTCACCTAGCCATAGAAAATTCAGTTCAAGCAAATTACTTTACAGAAAAAATTATTGACTGCTTCTATGCTAAGACAATTCCTATATACTATGGATGTCCAAACATAGGAGACTACTTTGATACAGATGGTATTATAACTGTAAATTCCGCCAAAGAAGCTATTGATGTTTGTAACTCACTAGATGCTGAACTTTACAACTCAAAAATGGAGCATGTGGAAAAAAATTATGAATTGTGTCAACAATATGTTAATATCATACCTAGACTAGAAAAAACAATTATGGAGCTTGTTAAATGAAATCGACCCTATGTATAACCTGCTGGACAAAAGACGTACATCTAGTAGATAGCTGTTTAGATTATTTTAAAACACAGACTAGAAAGCCAGATGAGATAATTGTAGTTGGTAATGGACTACGAGAAATTCCAACAAGGCATGATGTAAAAACGTTTTGCTGCGAAGAGCCTCAATCAGTAAGCTGGTCTAGAAATAGAGCCGCTGAAATGGCAGAGGGTGATATCATCATCTACTTCGATGTAGACGATATTCCACATGACCAAAAAATAGAATTGATCATGAAAGCCTTTGAAGAAAATGAAGACATAGACGCTGTTGTTCATACGTTTTCAATGAATCACCTATATATGTTTTCATATGATGAACTGAAGGTGGCAAAAATAGAACGGCTTGTAAAAGATCACCTTACCGACGAAAGAAATAAATACTCAGTTTCTCATGGTCACATGTCTATTAAAAAAGATATAGTTAAAGAAATAAAATACGATGAATCGAAACGATGGGGCGAAGATGCAGATTTCTGTAGAAAGGTACTATCACAATACAATATTTATAGATTGAAACATAAATTGTTTGCCTATAAGCCAAGCTACAGAGATGGAAACCGCTCTTGGTACTATGTCCCAGAAGGGGTAGAATGATGAAATTTTTAATGCAGTTTCCAACGGCATTTAGACCAAAGAAATTTACGGAATGTCTTTCTATTTACTTAGATACCTATAGTGGTAATCACCATCTACATTTCAATATTGTTTGCGATGCTGATGATGACTCTATGAACACGCCAGAAATCGTAAGTAAAATAGAACAAATGTTTAATGGAAAATCTAATTGCTCTTATGATCTATATTTTGACAAAGACACAACCAAGATTAGCGCTATTAACTCTCACATAAATGAGATTGTTGATAATTATGACATTGTGTATTGTGTGTCTGATGATATGATTCCACAAGTAAATGACTGGGATGAAATTATTGTAAATGCTATGCAAGAAAATTTTCCAGAACTAGATGGTTGTATTCATATCAACACTGGAGACAGAGATTTTTGGACAGACTGGACAGAGGTAATTACGCTTTCTATACTTGGACGTGAGCTATATAAAGAATTTGGATATATTTATCATCCAGCATACAAATCTTTTTACTGTGATGACGAGTTTAGTGCTATCATGCATATGAAGGGAAAGATATTTAGAATAGACGAGAAGATCATCCGCCATGAACACTGTCAGCACAAAAACAATAGAAACTCTGGCACTGTTGATAAAGGCGTTGAAGTAAACAATAAAAACTGGTTCATTGATCAAGCGATGTTCAATAAAAGAAAAGCTCAGGGGTTTCCTAAATGAATGTAATATCCTTTAGCTTGTGGGGTAATATTGAAAGATATCACTTGGGAGTTTACGAAAACATAAAACTTGCAAAAGAGATATTTCCAAATTTTAACATAGTAATATATTATGACGACAGCGTTTCAACGGATAGAATAAAAAATCTAGAAAATGAAGACGTTACATTGATAAACGCGACCCATATTCCATGCAACTCTATGATGTGGAGATTTCTTGCGTCGGATACAGATGGAATATTCTTGTCAAGGGATTTAGATTCTAGATTAGGTTATAGAGAGAAATATGCAGTGGAAGAATGGTTAAATAGCGACAAAGACTTCCATATCATGAGAGATCATCCAGAACACGCCGTAAAAATTTTAGGAGGCATGTGGGGATCTAGAAATGGCATAATGAAAAAGATACATGATATGATTTTTTCTTTTCCTGAAGTGGACCTGAGTGACCTGTATAAAGTGCAAGTTGATCAATCTTTTCTTGCAAAAGTTGTCTACCCTATTGTAAAAGATAAATCTATGGTTCATGACGAATTCTTTGAAAGAAAACCTTTCCCACTTAAATCTCCAAAAAGAACCAGAACCTATTTTGTAGGTCAATCTTACGATGAAAATAATCAACCAATATATAGATAGGAGTTACTATGTTTAGTCAATATGGAGAAGAAAGAGTTATCAATAATTTCTTTAGCGGTAAAACGGGCGGACTGGTCGTAGACGTTGGGGCTATGGATGGAGAAACTTATTCTAACTCAAGAGATTTAATTATAAATTACAACTGGAAAGCAGTTTTGGTTGAGCCACATCCAGATTTTTTTTCAGCGTTAGAAAAACTCTATTCAAACAATGACGACGTTATCATAAAAAATTTAGCGTGTTATCATGAAGAAAAAGTGCTTGATTTCTATGTTTATTCAGACGGAAAAGAATCTTGCGTTTCAACCGTTTCGAGTGATTTTAAAGAGAGAGTTATAAAGGCACATGGCGATAAGTTCAAAGCAGAGTCAGTAAAAGTCCAGTCCGTAAGGCTAGAAAAAATACTATCAGAATGTGAAAAAATAGATTTTCTTTCTATTGACTGTGAAGGTGTAGATATGGAGGTTCTTAGCTCTAATAATTGGTCTAAATATAGACCGTCTCTGATTTGCATAGAACATAGCATGAGTCACGAAGAATTACACCAATTTATGTCAAAAATTAATTACAGTGTATACGATAAAACCGCTGGTAATACATTTTTCAAAGAAAATAATTAATGATGAAATTACTTTTTATACAAGAAAACGGAAGACACGACAAGAATAGAAACTTTAGAGAGTGTTTCTCTTTACAGCGTGCCACTATCCACAACGGTCATGAAGCAGATGTATGGGGCTTAAATCACTCTGGATGGGAAAATGAACCAGACTGGGAATCTTATGATTTAATTATAAACTTAGAGAACTACGATTCTACCGGTTGGGTTCCAAATCTATCAAAGGTTCAGACCAAGAAATTTATATGGTCGATAGACGCTCATGTTAGAGGTATAGATCCATATTTAAAAACAGCAAACGAAGGAAACTATGATTTAATATTACAATCTACACCTGAGTATGTAGATCAAAATAGCATATGGTTTCCTAACTGTTATGATGATGATTTAATAAAACCTTTAAACATTGAGAAAAAATACAATGTTGGGTTTTGCGCTAATATTGCAAACAGAAGAGACGCAATTATTCATATGATCACAAAGCACCAGATGAAATTCGAGGAGATGGTAATTGGAGACGATATGGTAACTGCTATAAATTCTTATAAAATACACTGGAACCTAAACATTTCTAACGATATAAATTATAGGAATTTTGAAACGATGGGGTGTAGAACACTTCTATTAACATCTCATAATAAACATTATGGAAAACTAGGATTTATTGATAAAATTAATTATGTTGAATGGTCAGATATTAACGAAATTGATGATATTCTACTAGAATTATTATCCGATGAGAACAAGATAAGAAAAATATCCGAAGCTGGATATGAATTAGCTAAGAATAATCATACATATAAACATAGAGTAGAAACAATATTGGAGAATATAATATGAATGGACAAACAAGATTTGTAATAGATAGCCTCAAAGATGAAAAAATTAAATCTGTGTTGAATATTGGATATAGAATTAGTAGCGATCACACAATTATGAACCATGTAAAAACAATGAATAAAACTTGGACTATACTTGAGGTATGGAAAGAGAATTGTGATCATATGAAACAGAAAGGTTTAGACGTTATTGAAGAAGATGTTAGAAATATAAAGAATTTAAATAGAAGGTTCGACGCAGTAATTTGGCTTCATGGTCCAGAGCATATTACGTGGGACGAATTTAAACAAGTTAGAAGCGACATCGAAGAGAAAAGTAATCATTTAACTATATATCAATGTCCAATAGGCGAATACCCACAGGGAGCTTTGTATAACAACCCGTATGAAAACCATGTATCTACAATTACAGCTGAGATGTTTACTGATTTGGGATATGATACTATAGAACACGTTTACGGAAAAGACCCGTTCGCCCTAGATGGGGAAAAAACAGTTAGCGCTTTCATAAGGAAATAAAATGAATAATTTAACAAATTTAGGATTAAAATATGGAACAGACAAGGTTGACCAATATCACACGTTCTTAGGTGAAACTTACACCGATATATATTATCGTTACCTAAATCACCTAAGAGACAAAGAATTTAACTTTCTTGAAATAGGTGTTAAGACGGGCTGCTCTATAAAAATGTGGTCAGAATTTTTTCCAAAAGCAAAAGTTGTGGGGGTGGATATTGACCCAAGATGCAAACAATATGAAGGCGGTAATGTTGAAATTCATATCGGATCGCAAGAAGATCCAGATTTTTTAAACACTTTAATTGAAAAATATGGATCATTTAGAGTAATATTAGATGATGGAAGTCATATTAACTCGATGATAATGAAATCGTTTGAAGTTTTAAATCAATACGCAACTGAATTTTATATCGTTGAAGATTTAAGAAATAGTTACGAAAATTTAACGCCACATGTTCAGTCTTGGCCGGGGATGAATTTGAATAAAGATCTAGATGCCGACAATTCTAAGACTAGACCAAGGTTTAATGATATGATTTTAGATCTAATTAAGCAAATGGATTACAGAACAGGGCAGTGGTCTGGATTCTGCTTCCATGCACAAATGTTAGTTATGCAAAAAATCTGTAAGGAGTAAGACATGAGGGTATTATTAACAGGAGCTACCGGGTTTCTTGGTAAAAACCTAGTAGAATATCTACCTAAATACTTAGGTGAACAATATAGAGTTTCTGGAATCGGATCTAAGCAATACGACCTAAGAAACCAACACGCATGTAGGAAAGCGCTAGAATACTTTAACCCTGATGTTATCGTACATGCTGCGGGATCTGTTGGCGGTATTGGTGCTAATCAAGAGAATCCCGGAAAGTTTATGTATGATAATCTTATCATGGGTACAAACTTGATTGAAGAAGCCAGAGTAAAGAAAGTGCCAAAGTTTGTTTTGCTGGGTACGGTGTGCGCATATCCAAAACATTGCCCCGTTCCGTTTAACGAAGAAGAAATATGGGAAGGTTATCCAGAGGAAACCAATGCTCCATACGGCATCGCAAAGAAAACGTTGATGCGATTACTTCAAGCATACGGCGAACAGTACGGTATGCGAGGCGCAAATCTAATACCAGTTAATATGTATGGTCCTCACGACCACTTTAATCTCACTAGCAGTCATGTTATCCCTGCGCTCATACTTAAATTCTATAGCGCAATTAAAAATGGAGATCAGGTTGTTCCTATTTGGGGTACTGGCGAAGCGTCAAGAGAGTTTCTGTATGCTCCAGATTGCGCAGAGGCAATTGCGTTGGCAATCAAACATAACGTACCTCTAGATCCGATCAATATTGGAACCGGTAAGGAGATTAAGATTAAGGATCTTGTACAAGAGATAGCAGATCAAATGGAGTATACGGGCGATATAGTTTACGAGACAGATAAACCAGACGGTCAACCTCGCCGCTGTCTTGATACAGGATTGGCAAAAGCACTCCTTGGTTTTGAGGCAAAAACAGATTTACAAACAGGACTAAAAGAAACCATCGAGTGGTTTTTAAACGATAATAATTGGGAGACTTAATATGAACGTAGGAGTATTTTTAAATTCACCAGATAGTTCAGAAATGAATGTAGAACTATTTAACAACCTTAATAAACACGTAGAAGATAGTACATTTCAAGATGTATCAGTGTTCTATAATAATATTGCATTTAATCCAGTAACACCCAAGTTCGGAATGTTTAATTCAACAGACCTTTGGTACTATACTGGAAAACTATTGGTTATCGGTTTTGAAATTCTATCATCAATAGATTCAATTGTAAACAAGTTCGACGCATCTATTCTTTATGACGGTACTAAAAATATCATGAAGATCATTGACGCTATGAGCCGATATAATGTTATATGTGTTAATAGGGATCACTACGACTATATCAAGCGAGTTACCAACAAAGAACCTATTCTTGTTGAGAGCTTTGATATGAAAGACTTTGCAGAGGTGCTATAATGGGAAAATCTTTAGAAGAAAAAATCATCCATATGTACAATGAAGAAAATAAGAGTACGTATGAGATTGCAGAAGTACTAGAGACTTATCCTAATAAAATTAGAAGAACATTGAAGAAACATGGATATTCTTTAAAAAGCAAAAGCGATGCTCAAAAACTTGCTCTTGAAAGCGGCAGGATTGAACATCCCACAAAAGGAAAGAGTAGAACGCTAAAAGAAAGAATTAAAATTAGCTCTGGCCTTTCTTCACACTGGGATTCTATATCTGACGAAGAAAGAGAAAACAGGTCTAAGCAAGCAAAAGAAAGATGGGAAAAAATGGACGCTTCACAAAAAGCTAAAATGTCCGACCTAGCAATGAGTGCAATTAGAAAAGCTGGCAAAGAAGGATCTAAGTTAGAGAAATTCCTACTTGGAAAACTAAATCAAAGCGGATATACTGTAGAGGTTCATAATAAAAACTTAATTCCTACAGAAAAATTAGAAATTGACCTTTACATTCCTAAACTTAAAACTATAATTGAAGTGGACGGCCCGTCTCATTTCCTACCTATTTGGGGAGAAGAGAAGTTGCAGAAACAAATAAAAGCAGATTTACATAAATCAGGCTTGATTTTGAGTCGTGGGTTCGCTATAATTAGAGTAAAGGCGATGACAACTCCAAGTCTTAAACAAAAGGAGGAACTATCCCACAACGTTGTTAGCCTGTTAAAAGGCATTGAAAAGAAGTTTCCAGAAAAGACAGAAAGGTTTATAGAGGTTGATTTATAATGAGTAAAGATAATGATTTGTTTGAAGATGTTGAACTGGCTACTCCTTCTAATACTCAGACCGGAGTTGTAGATGTTATTCAAGACGATAGACCAAAGACTACAGATCCAGAGTGGAACGACTACGTTTTAAGTCTCTTTGATGATTCAGAGATGTATGATGGTCGCCCTCTTTGTCACGGTCTTCGTCGTGTCGCTGAACTTTTGTTTGGTGACATTATTTGTAGCAGACCTACCAAAGTATTTCCACCGCAGGATGATAATGGCATCGGTAGAGCCACGGTTATCTGGGAAATCGTGTTTGAGAATGGTCAATCGTTTAGTGACGTTGCTGATTGCTGGGAAGGCAATACAGACGACACATTTTGCGTCTTTAACACTGCTACAGCTGCAACGAGAGCAGAGGGTCGCGCTCTTAGAAAGGCGCTTAGATTGCGTGTTGTGGCGGCAGAAGAGATCACTAAGAAGAATACCGCAGAGATTGTCAAGAGTATTAGTCAAACTAATGCGATACAAAATACACAAGGAGAATATCAATCAACAGGTAGAATGACAGAGAACCAAGAACGGTTCATTGATGGTAAAAGTAAGCAGTTGGATATTCATCCAGCAAAGCTATTTAAAGATGTATTCAATCTTTCTGTGTCAAAGAAGATTGATAAGAAACAAGCTAGTGATGCCATTGAAAGATTAAATGAGTATCAGCAAGACAAGAGTTCAATTCCAAGTTCAATTACTGGTTATCAACAAGATTGGAGAAGTTAATGAAGGTGAATTATCAAACCAGAAATGGTAGATTGAGTGTAGAGCTTAGTGGTGACGATCAAAAGGCAATCTTTGGCGAGATCGCTAAGTTCCAAGAGGTTTTTGAGGAAAGCGTTTGTGCCAAATGCGGATCTGATAACATTCGGTTTGTTGTTAGAACTGTAGATGACAACGAATATTACGAACTACGATGTGCTGACTGTGGCGCACGTCTTTCATTCGGCGTAAACAAGAAGGGTGGAACACTCTTTCCGAAACGCAAAGACGCAGATGGAGGCTGGCTGCCAGATCGCGGCTGGGTCAAGTGGAACCCAAAAACTGAGCAGAATGAGTAACGAAGCTTTTGTGGTTTGGCATAACGTAACGAGCCGTAGTTAACGTAAAAACTACAGAAAAATAAATCGGCAACCCTGCTTTTACAGCTTGGCTAAATGTATCGCGCTGTAGATAACATAAAAGCTGTAGAATCATAAATCAGCGGACTGGCCGCCCTAAGCGGCCTTAACTAAGGTTTAATGGCTTGCCTATAAACGCAACGATTTGTAGTTGACGTAAAAGTTATTAGAGAATAAATCAAATTTTTAAGGAGAAAATATGTCTGATTATATTAGCGTAGATGAAACTAGGAAGCGTGGCTCTAAGATTATGATTCCTAAAAAAGTTTTATCCGAGGACTATGTTAAAGAGTATAGAAAAGATATGGAAAAAGCCGTTCCGGTATTATTTTCATATATAAAAAGTCTAATTGAAAAATGGGGCGTTGAAAACATCGACATAAAACCTCAACAAATTACAGTTAAGGATACTGACGTAAACGATAATACTTTTATCGGATTTGATGGAAATACTTATGAATATAGCTATTCCGTTGAATCTAGAACCGGAGAGACAAATAGTAATGGAAATCCAAAATACTACTGGACTGGCGGAAAAGACAAAGATTATTCATCTTTAGAAGATACTGATGTCATCCGATTTAAGAAAATAAAAGATACGTATTTTATCAATATGCTAGAATCTGTATTGCCAAATACAAATAAGGCTTGGAGAACAGAGATTTTTGCGTATTATATGAAAATGTTAACATCTAGAAAACGTGGAAATAAGTTTAGTGGTACGGCCCTTAACGAGAAAATTCTTGAAATGAACAGGCCGCCACAGCTAAGAAAAAACACGTTGCAATTTAAAGGTAATATTAGAATTCATACGGAAAAAGGCACTATTAGTTTTCTAACGCGAAATAAAGATAAGGATGGAAACTCAGTTAGATTGACTGTTCCATATTCTAAAAACCTTTGCGTAAAAACCTACGATGGAAAAAGCGGCAGCGCTGTTGGTGGAAACCTTGTAATCACAGAAGGAAAACATAAAAAGAATAATGTATTCATTGTGTTTGAAGACAAGGTTCATGAGAAGTTAACTCCAGATGATCCTACAAAATGGGTTGGATTCGATATTAACGTGAAGTCAGAAGACTGGCTTACATTTTGGGATTGTTTCACACAAACCTCTTTTAAGTGGTCTAGAGGCGAATATGCCCAAAGATTGATTGATAAATTGAAATCTGTAAATAAAGAAATTGATAATACCAATCGTGGAAGTATTACCTCTAGCACAAGAAGAAGTAAAAGACTAGAAGTGGTAAAATATATTCCCAGAAAGATGGATAGATATATTGCTAAGATATTTCCACCTTTGATTAAGACTCTACGATCTCAAGGAAAGGGTTTGGCTATTGATAGCGCTCGATTTGGAGCGAGAACTGGAAATCATTTTCAGGAAAATATTAACCGTGTAGTTCCTGAGCTATGTGAAAAATATGGCGTTCCGTACCACATAGTTAACTCAGTGAATACTTCTAAAATGTGTTCAAGTTGTGGTCATGTCACAACTAAGACAAAAAATAAGAAGCATCATGAAGAAGGAATCTACGAGTGTTCAAAATGCGGAAACGTAATAGACGAGCCGGTAAATGCGGCTAAGAATATCGCACAAACCGCTTGTAGAGAAAACTAGGCTTGTGCAGCTTGGCGGAACGTATCGCGCTGTAGATAACGTAAAAGCTGTAAGTTCCTAAATCAGCGGACTGGCCGCCCTAAGCGGCCTTTAACCATCCTTTTACAGCTTGGGTAAACGTAACAAGCCGTAGTTATCGTAAAAGCTGTAACACCTTAAATCGGCTAGGGGGCATTACGCCCCCTATTTTTTAGAATAGAAATCTATCCCACCAGCCCTGAGAAGCTCCGAGGAAATAAACCCCGACCAAAATGCCACCCAAGAAAGCTGCTTTTCTGACTAATCTATTGCGTCTAATGAATCCGTGACATCTACATGTGCATCTGTCTGTGCAAAGTTCGTCACATTTACATTTTCTAAAAAGTGGCATGATTGCTCCTTATAGGTACTCTAGAGTGAAGTATAGTCCGTAATCTATTTTGCTTCCGATGGATTGAGGGCTAGCAGAAAGAGCTAGATACCAGTCGTGTTGCTTTGCTCTGTGAGTAGTTCCCTCTTTGGTGGTGAAATTATAATGGCTACCATACTGGCTTACTTCTCCAACAAGCTCTTCCGAAGATGTATTAACACCACTGATTCCGGGACTCGAAGTAAGGTTCATGTCTGGTGGTGGGTCTCCAGCGGCTGGGTCAAAAGTAAACCAAGCGTGGTCAGCCAAAGCTGCATCTACAGGAGATTCTGGGTCAATATTGCTAGCTCTATGAGCCAATGCGATATTTTGAGTAGTAGTATTTCCGGGAGTCGGATGAGGATGTCTCACTTCGTAGACTTTGGTTTCAACACCAACAGCATGTACGTCAATATCATCTCTGTTAAAAATTCTTAATTTGCAGTTCTGAGTGGCAACGTCCTCAGTGTGCGTAAATCTAATATTCAGTGGCGCCCAATAGTTAGGAACCTCATCTAGATCGTATGAAGTTGAGCCATTATTGTGGGTCATGGTAGTTGCTGAACCATATTTTGTGTTCGATAGCTTGTAGCCATCTGAACTTGTTCCATCCCCATTAGTGACCCAAGTACTATTTTGCCACTGATCAACGGGAACGGATAAACCAAAGCTATCGCCAAAAAAGCCTAGCCCAGATCCGTCATTGTGTGTTATTAGGTCTGCCTCGCCTACACCGGCGGCATCAAAACCGTTAGCATGAAAAGTAATTGTTGCCATTTTTAAATTCTCCTTTAAGAGTTTTTCATATTATTATACACGAAAAAGTTGTTTTTTTAATATTATCTACCACCGAATCCTCCACCAAGAGCAGAGTCGAACATTTCAAAACCGTTCATGAACCCTTGGAAGAACAAAGAATCTTCAAATTGATCAATTTGATTTTGAGCATCAGCAAATATCTGTGAAGAAACTCCATCTGCGCCTTGATCTACAGCCGCTCCACCGCCACCGCCTAGATTTGTATTAATCTGCAATTCTACCATTTGTTCAGTTGCCGCTGGAACATTAGTAGCACCTATTGCAACATGAGAAATATCATTTTGATAACGGAAAAATAGGTCATAGCTATTTCTTACGTCAGGCTCTACAATATTGAAACTAAAAGCCTCATCCCCATTCATATTTACTGGTAGCTGAGGAGTAGAAAGTTTAATTATTTTCATATCTAGAGCTTCTTTTGGCTTACTATCTTCTAAAACCGTATCATCACCTATCGTACCCCTGATTACGTAAGCTGTAAATCCAGTACCTTTTGCCTCCGCTTCCGGGTCATCTGTATGTGGCTGTAAAGTTAAAGCGCTAAAAGTGGGAGCAGTTTCTTGACCTTCAGGCCAAACTATAGTTTCCTGAATCAAATTCGGACCAGTATCGTCATAAGCCTTTAAGAAGTCAGAAACGCTATATCCAAATCCGTGATCTTTTTGTGATTTCATCGCCAAGTCTGTAACTTGACCAGAAGAACCTACAGCGGTTATTTCTAAAACCGTTCCACCTCCAGTGCCTCCCTGTACCGTAAACTGTTCACCAACTGAGTATCCAGTCCCAATATCTGTAACAACGATGTCTGGAGCATTGACAGAGCCAATATTTATAGTTTCTCCGGGCAGCATGTAATGAACATTAATATTATTATTTTGACCAATTTGTATAGTACTAAATCCATAAGAGAAAGGTAATAATTGACCTCTTCTTATAGTATTAATATTCCAGTGTTCTCGCTGTCTCAGCCTTGCGCCATATTTCTCAGAATCTCCGTAAATCCTAGTGCCATTCAACTGCCTTCCAGAAATCTGATCTACAGTTGTCGGAATTCTAAAATCTACACCGTATTCTGGCCTCTGCACAAAGAACCAGCCGGTTTGAGAGTACTCAAATGGCATCTGTACTACAGCTGAAATCTCGTCAGCCGTTGAATCTACATACGGTTCACCCTCTAAAGCAACGCCGCTAGACATTGTGTAAATATCATCTACCACTAATTCACTACCACCATGAAATCTAGTTTTAAATCCATTTCCCTCGTTAAAATGATGAACTACAAGGAATCTAGGATCAAACAATGTCTGTTCTCTAGGCCATTTTTGATAGCATCTCATGTACAAAGAGGTTGTATGAGGTTCTTTATAGGATTGAGACTTGGCTAGATCCATAGATCTAATCAATTCTTGTTGAACAAGCTCATTCCAGTAAGGGAGATGTCTATTTGTAACATTGAATTGAATTGTGTCTTTAGCTCTGAAACTCGCCACAGCGCCAATAATACCAATGCCGCCAGCAGCTTGCGGCTCACCAGCAATATCGGGATGATACCAGCTTGCATTATCTCCAGCGCCCCAGCTCCACCATAAGTATGGATACCCCTGAGCGGTGCCATCTTTTATCTCGTCTAAAAACTGTTTTGGAATGTCTTTAGCATATTTAAGGCCATATTTACCAATCAAAGAGCCATTTTCTGGTTTGTCGCTTTCCGATGGCCCATAAAGATGACCTTGATCTGGAGAAGCATTTCTGAATGTAGCCCAAGCAGACACGGGGGTATAAAAACCTTTAACGGTTTCAAATAATCTTTTTTGTTCAGAATTAGGATAGTTTGCACTACGAGTTTGATCTATCTTTGCGTATTCTCTGTCATAATTCACAATTTTTACAGGGTTTTTCTCTTGATACGCATCTGGAGTAGCGCTAGTTAAATGCGAATAAAGCTCTCTGGACAAAGGTCTGAACTGCAAAACATTCCATCGGTTTGGCTCTAAGTCCCAAGCAGAATCCGCTACACCGCTAGTGACATATTGATCAGCAGCATGAGCGGGTTTATCATAAGCCCAAGAAAATCTTCTTTGATGTCTGAAGAAACCGGTTGCAAAAATATTTTCCATTTTGGTGTCTAAAGTCGCAAGAGAATCGGTTATCCACTTTGGATCAAATATAGATATAGAGGATATAGGCGATCCCCATTTGCCACTTGGAGAAGCGTTTGTGGCTATATCAGCAGGAAGATGATTCAAAAGAGAGCTTCCTATAGAACCGTCCGAAGACTCATTCTGCTTAAACATGCCCAAGTTTTGATGACCGTCAAATTCTCCATTAAGAACACCCGTCACGTCGTTGGTATTATCTAAAATATGAGCATAATTAGCTGGTGTCATAAACGGAAACTGATCAGATGTTGAACTTTGTTTGTCTTCAAAATCATAAGCAACGGAGATAAACGATTTTTGATATCTCAATTCTCCCGATATGTCTTTCGACCTAGCTTCAATAACCTTGTCGATCAAATCAGCTGTTTTGTACCCATCTGGAAATACACAGCCAAAGAAAGGATAAGTATTTCTAGTTTCAGTCTCGTAATTATTATCTTCAACGTCAAATGAATATACAGTATTTGATAGAGCGTTTCCATTATACCCTTCAGAATAAGGGCGGTAAGACATTTCAGACTCTCCGTCTATATACTTATTAGGTAAGTATGTTGTTCTCAAACCTCCCATATTACCTGCCATAAAATCCCAAGAAGTAACTTGGTAGTATTCATTATGTACTTGAGACTTTTCTATAAACGAAGAATCGTACCTGTTTTTATTATCTGGATGTATATTTGTTCTATCGTAATATTCTGCGTAAAAACCCTTTTCTATATCGTCAATATCTATATCTTCACCAGCTTTGTTCTTAAACAAAAACTGAACATTTGTCATAAGATAAGTAAAGTTCCACTGCGGATCTATAGGCGTTAAAACCTCTTCTGTTGGCTGACCGGCACCAGCGATAACAAACCAAACACCTTCTATTCTATTTAAAATAACATATTGACCTCTGGCGTAACCAACGTTGCCTAGATTAGCTACCTTTATCTGAGACTTAGCGTAATTATTTGGCTCTCTGTGATGCTCGTAAAGATCGTAGTTTGGCGCCCACTGGAGCGGATTTCCATGTTGCATATGCAAAGGAATAGCAGAACCTCTGACTATTTCTTGTCCGTATTCAGGATCTAGTATTTCTTCTACACTTCTTTCTTCTAAAAAAGAAATATCAAGAGATTCAGCAGCAGGGAGATTTGTAGACAAAACTGCAACCATCTGAGGGCTGCCAGATTCCCATTTACCAAGAAATTCTGTGTACTGCAAGTCTACTTCGCCAGCAACTTCATTGTGCGGATCTTGCGGATTAGTGATATTGTAGAAAGTTCCCGAATTACGCAATACAAATGGACCCGTATCGTAGAAAGATTTTTGTCCAACGTAATTAAGGTTTTTCAGAGTTACTCTTCTTTCAGACTCTTTTTGGTCAGCAGGAGAAAAGAAATACATATCAAACTGAACGTATTCAGATTTCTCACCGCTTGAAACCAGCGTGTTCACCCCGCTTGTTGCATCTATGCCTATGTTAGCAAAATTAATTTCTCCACTCCAGCTAATATGCCCATCTTTACTAGACATAATGTCGCTGAAAAATTCATTTCTAACTTTATCAGTTTTTGTAAGCGATTCGCTGCCAGCTATTTTACTATTTAAATCGTTATTCATGGCAATAAGTCTTCCTAAGAAGCTATCACCGTATAGTTCAGTATCTACAAATTCATCAATATTTAGATCTGAGGATTTATAGGTCGTTATACCTTTATCAACCTCTGAGTAATTATCTTTAAATTCCCAACTAAAGAATTTTCTGATTGTTTCATAGTATCCGCTCTTGGCCTTGTTTCTCCAAGGATATACATTTAAATCTCTATCCTCATTGGTGCGCATTATTCTATTGAACGATTTCTCAGCAAGATATTCTTTATTTTTAATTTCTCCGTCCGACCCAGAAGGTTGCGGACCATGCATAATTAGAATATTCTCCGATTGATTACACCACTCAAGAAGCCCGCTGGCTGTAAAGTTAGAAAGCCCCAACTTTTCCATAGTTTTATTTTTTGTAACTATGGTATGATATTCTACATTCTTATCATTTAAAGAGTGTCCTTGAAATAAAGTAGCTGTATTGTAAGCCATATTTTCCTCCTAAAACCTCGTTCTTTTTTGTATAGCTGATTTTGGATTGTAGTCAACGTTTGGCATGAATGGGTTGTAAACCGAATTATCAAACCCTATAAATATATTATTTAAACTATCCCCAGCCGTTCTCTGTCTTTTTAGATTCAAGTCATTAAAGCTATCAACGTTATCTTCTGCTTGTTCCAAGTACCCTTCGTGCTGAAGAGATACAGCAGAATAGTATTCTCTTTTCTCTTTAAGTGCGGCACCGCCCGTTTCCACTCCCGACTCTAAAACTTCAAAATCTTGCTCATCCGCACTAAACACTAAATTAGTATACACGGTATTTTTAGATTCAAGGCTATTTGCCTTTTGCGCCATAAAATTATCAAAATTATCTTGCAGTTTTTGGGCAGCGTCTCCAGCGCTAAAGTTTTCGGCGTAGTTCCTAGACTTTGCAATGCCCTTTCTCATCAAAGCATTTCTTTCATCAACTTGCTTTTGTCTATCTCTAGTTAATTTACTAAACGCTTCTTCTTGACTTTTTCTTAACTTTCCAAAACTGTTAGCATAAAGATCCATAGATATAGTTGTTTTTATAGAATCAGAAATTGATACAGCAATAGATGTAACGAGTGGACCTGAACTTAATAAAGCTTGACCTATGTTTAAACCGAGTGGCGCATCTGGAATCGTAAAGCTGCCGCCCTCTGCGAATAGCAACAAGCTATTAGAAAAATTAGCCTTGAATAAAGCCGCAGTGTTAAGTTCTTCATATCCGCCGTAATTCCAAGGTGCCAAACCTTCGTCTTTAATAAATTCTACTTTACCGCCAATGTTTGGGAATCCTCCCGTAAACCCAGTGTCGCTATCGCCACTAATTGATCCAGCAGATATCCAAGGTCCGTATGTTCTTTCCATAGACATCATAGGTAGAACAACCAAATCTGGATAAACCGGAGACGGCGCTTGACTAGCCATCTTCATTTCTGGGTTAGCTAGACCAAATGCATTTTGCGGTTTTTCTCCAACTCTTAATTTAATTTTATTAACTTCGCTTATGAACGTAGCTGGAGGAGGAGACATCAATGAAGGTACGTATTTAACAGTGTCTTTATGTAAAAAGCTAGCTGTGAAAATAGGAGAATTTTGACCCTTTGCATTTTCAAGATAAAAAGCGTCTACGTTTGTAGATATAGCACCCGGAAGAGTAATCAAAGCGTAAACATGATCAGATCCTAAATATTTGTCTTCTGTTAAGATATTATTAGGAGCATCTCCAAAAGTATAACCAACTTTCGGTAATGGGTTTCCAAGTTTGTCGTAGAAGTCATATCTTTTAAAGTCATACATAGACTTTAATTTTTTGCCCTTATAACCACCCTGCTTATCTCTCCAATTCTGAATATCACTTTTGCGAGCTGGTTTAAATAAATCTGGATTATATTCCGCTGGAGCTTTAGAGAAATCATAAAACTGTCTACATCCGGGATGAAATACGTTAAGTATAGGAGCTTTAAGTTCAACCTTCATTTCTTGCTCTTGCTTCATATCGAAACCATTGAAATTTTCAGGCCAAATATAATCTTCTCCAAACACTTTAATGCCAGCGTTATTTAAGCCCTTTTCTACAACAATCTGAGGAGGCATATATAGTTTTTCTTCAACTTCACATTTGATAAATGCAACAGCCGGTTTCTTGTCTTTTTGAATCTGAGCAGCTTGATCAGGAGGATATAAGTTTAAGAGGTCATATTCTCCAAGATTGTCTGTTTCGTTAATAAAGTCAGGAACTCTCCCTTTAGGGGTTTGAATTTCCTGTATAATGTCTTCAGATGGAATTTTCTCAAAGTTGTAAAACTGACTATTATCAACTCTAACAAAAGGAGATATTCTGCCGCCTGTAACAAACTTCGATGGTTCTTTTGGACATAATCCTAAGTCCGTGTAAGAAGAACTAGAGACATGTAGATCCCAGTCAAAGAAGCCGCCTTGAGGTTCTGGTTTATAATTATATTCCCAGAAATTGTCGAACAAGTTGTAGCTACATCTTAATGCGCCGTCTCTATATCTAAATTTCATCAATTCTTTTGGCGAAATCTCATCAAGATAATGATGATATATTTCAGTGTCCATTTCGTGAATATCTGGAACCTGTCCGCCGTAATCTTTTAGGAATTTAAACCAACTAGCGCCAGTTTTTACTGGAGAAAAACCAAAAGGTCCAGAATCTACATAAGACCCATTACCAGCAACCAGCCCCTTTGGACTAATGAACATCTTGTAATTTAGATTAGATTTCTTTGGTATTTTTACCAAGAATCTCTTGCCTAAGTTGTCTGCCGCTTTTTTAAGAAAATTGTAAACCTTTTGAGCATTTTTCATAGCCGCAAGTGACTTAACTTTAGCCTCAGTAAATGACGTAACATTTCTACTGCGCCAATCGTCGATAGCATTTACCTGCGCTCTTTTGGGGTCGGACTGACTATTTTTAAGATCAGTTATAATAGCCCCTACATTTATGATCTCTTTTCTGATTGCCTCTTTTATGGTTCTAGGTTTATCGGAAAAGCCGGAATCAGAATTAACCATATCACTAAGATTCTCGCCACCTCCAGATAGACCGTACTTTCTTCTTATGTCTGCTAATAATTTTTTCTTTAGCTTATCATAATCTCCACCAAAATTTTCTTCTAGGTCTTTTCTATATACGGTCAATGGGTCATTATCTACTTCTGCTTTTAACTTGTTTCTTCTAGAAGCCAAACTTTGAAAAGTTTTAGCAATGTCTACATATCCACCACCTTCAACACCAAGCGCTTGTAGTCTTTTGTAGTATAGTGGATACCCGTAAGGAGGAGAGCATGGAGATGCCGGTAAGCCTTCGTCATTCATGTAAGGTTTATCAGAATTGAAAACACATCTTGGCACAATAACAGAAACTCTAGGATTGTCTCCAACCTGCTTCTCGAAAGAATACTGATCAGAAGACTGAAAAAGAATATCTTCCAGTGAAGCATACATTCTCTGCCCGTCATAAGGACTTTCATCAATTTCTATGTATCTTTCACTATAGAACTTTAAAAACTGTCTCCATGCATCATACGATATTGAAACTGCTCTTAGCTCCGCTTCTGTTGCTACATAATAATTACCTACTCCAATAGCATCTAAACCAGTAGCGTCTAGCATAATCTGTTGATAAGAACCAAATCCAACAGGAATTGTAACGGCATTTTTACCAAGAAGTCCGTAGAATGGTAGTATCTGCTGCTTTAAAGATGTCTCAAGACTCCACTGCTCAGACATAGCTTTGAGATATCCGTTACTCTTACCGGACTTATATTTTAAAAATTCATTTTTCCCTCTATCTTTATTTGCCGAGAAAGCAACCATGTCAACTTTCTGTGCGCCAGCTATGAATCTGTCAGTAGTTTCATTAGATAGATTAAACCCGATATTTTGGTTTTCTAGCAGAACACCTCTTTTCTCTAAGGAATCAATATAGTCTTTAACGGCCCCATAGTTCGGTTGCTTTGTTTTGTCAACAGCATCAACTCTAATTATACCAGTTATAACTTCGGAGTACTTACCTTGCCTCATTTTCTTCTGGTTATAATTATATAGAAATCTAGTTGATCTAGAGTCTATAATCGGCAATAATGAAATGTAATAATCATGACTGATTGCTTCTGTTACTTCTTTTATAAAAGAGAGTAAATCCATCTGATTATATTCTAGAAAATAACCTACCGGAATTTTATCTACCGGTAAACCGCTAAGATCAACAACGTATTTATATCCCCTGAAGTCTATAGGACCGCCAAAACCAGCGTTTTCATATTCATCTGGTAGAATACCATTATAAGAAAACAAAGCTTCTAGCGCTTGATAAACCCTGTAGAATGGTATGCCTTGTTCGCATCTTCTAGAGAAACCCTGACCAGTGATAGGAAACCAAGCTGGGCTTGATAGGTATGGAGGTGGATCTGGTATATTTATATCATCTGGCGTAGTGATAACAGGCGGCGTAAAGCGGTGCATATCTATACCAGAAGCAAAAACATGAGCGTTATTACCGCTAAATAAAGAAGAAAGAAAACTACCATCTTCTGGAACTCTATTTGGATTAGCGTCTCCAGCAAATATAAAACCATTCTTTTCTTCAACGTCAAACTTGTCATACTTAATTCCACCAAGAACACCAAATAGTGGGTTCTTCTGATTGCTGTCGGGTGGTAGAAACGGTCTGTCATCTCTGTATAATTTTGTTCTATCTAAATACCTAATATTTGTAATACCAAAAAGTGAGTTCTGAAGCGTTTCAGATGGGTCATACTCAAGAAATCCGTACACATTAATCATATTTTTATTATTAAAGGTCGTTTCTTGATAATCATTGAGAATCAAGGTGACGTTACTTAGAATTTCTCTTGGGTCTGCTACTGAAACGCGAAATGTATTAGAGGTTCCTTTGGAATGATTAACACTGCTAAGAATACCGCCAAATACAAAGTGATCCCAACCTCTAGTTTTATCTGCAAAAAGATCAGCCGCTCTAGCGCCTTTATATTTCCCGTCACTATATTTATCTGGAGAAAAACTACTCTTGTCTATAATAGTATATTCATCTTTTTCTTCGTATACGTCTTGGTCGTTTAAGACGGGGGCGTTTGGATCTGCTGGATCAATAACAACATACTGATTTTCTTTTAGTTCTTTAAGCCCACCTTCTGCTGTTTCTGTTTTAGTTACTATATTCGGTAAATCAAAATCTCCATATGTATTGTAGTAAGTCTTTCTCCAAGCCTGATCTACAGTAGCATAATTCTTTCCAAACTTAAAGAACACTGGCGCACCAACTATTGGCGGATTGAATTGATCGCCCTGTCCACTATGATAAACGTCATCGCCAGAACCAAGAAAAGTGCCATCAGCTAAGTTATATTCATCGTGAACAAGCTGTACATCAAGGGTCGTAGTGGTATCCCCAAATCCAGCGCTAATATTAAAACTAGATATACTGGCACCGAGAAATGTTTGCTGTTGAAAACCTTCGTTGCCCTTGGTCCATCCAGCAGCGGATATTTTACCTTGAAAACCAGCCGTTAAAACTGGATCAATCTGACCTTCATAAGTCGTTCCAGAAGGCCAAGTAGAACCTAATACGCCCGTTGTGCTAACTACGGAGTAATGATCTTGTGTTAAATCTGCCATTCCTTTTTCCTATTTTTTCTTGTAATAAGGACTCTGAGGGATAAAGCCTAATCCGAATGTATTCGTTACTGGATTTGTTGCCTGATTGCCATAATCAGAAAGATAATTAATATAAACACCCCTAAGATACTTTCCTTTTTCATTATTGATAAACATAGTCTCATCTGGAGAATAGTATATCATTGGATTAAAATTTCCAATATCATCATTCTCTAAGACTCCGGGACCAAAAAACTGACCAGATATTGACCAGTCTTGTCTTTCTTTTCCTATTCCTCCGGGTCTTTTTGATCCAGCCCAAACATGATGCGCGTTAGAGAAGTTACCTTTTTCATTGTCGTAATGAAATATTCCAGATTCTCTAGTCTCGTCAAATGAGTAATCATCAGGACCACTTGTTTGAAGCGTTCCCGAAGTTTCAAATGGAAAATCACTTGGATCAGGAAATTTATAATTTATACCAGATCCATCATTGTAACTAAAATCTTGTGCAAAGTCGAAAAAGTTAGAATCTCCAGAGGGCAAAAACTGGCCGCTAGAAATAACTTTATCTCCTGACGCTAAGTAGTAGTACTGTACGCCATCCTCATCTACACCGCTAGATCTTGTATATTGCTTCATTTATCTAACTCGTATGTCCAAGAAAGATTAAAACTATATTGACCATTTTTTGGATTCCAAGTTTCTGACGGGGGTGCGCAAAAATATTTTCTAACTCCCGGCTCATTCGCTGGACTAAGCTCTGTTAATAGTTCGTGAAGCTGTCCTGCCATTGGTTGAACCACACTTGGTTTTTTCAATAACAGTGGATTTCTACTGCTCCCATAAGGAACCTTGGTATAATCCAATGTAAGATTGATAGATACATCTCTTTTGTATTCTGTTCTATTTCCCATGTATTGTAAAACTGGGCCGGTTTGTCTACCGATAACCGGAATAGTTGCGAAGACATCTCCGGGATGAGTATCGTTAACCGTAATCTGCTCATTTAACACGCCAGAGATGATATTGGTTGGTCTATTGTCAAACTGAAGACTGTAGTTTAAGTCTCCGGTCTGTTGGTTAGAACCAATGGTTATAGACTTAGGCTGAGAATTTAACTGAACGGCAACGGCATTGTTTACTCGTTTAAATACATCGCAACCTAATCCAAATTGACCATTGTTTGATATTTCGTTGTATTTTTTAATTGCGTTGTGATATGCGGTGTGTTCTAATAGCGGATTGTCTGCTTGGTATGGATAATCATCTGTTGGTGCATAGCCGTATCCACTTGGGGTTATTTGTGACAAGCCTTTAATCTGACCGTCTAAGTTTACACTTACAAACGGGGCGTCAATAGACGACGTAATATTTAAATTGAATGTTTCCAATGCGGTCCCACTCGCAACAATCCAAGTCTCTGTGCAACTGTAAGTTCCATCATGTTCGCTGCACTGTTCGGTTCTGACGTGATTATAACCTTGATACTGTTCGATTAGATTTAAACACCCGCTACCTATCGTACTAGGAATGTTTCGGTAGTTTTCTTTAAGTCCAGTAAATGGATCATCTACTTGTTTAGCTTGAACATATTTCTTTGCTTGCTCCCAAGCCTTTTGTTCTCCATCTGGTCCGTAGTGCGTTTTTCCGGTTGCAGATAGATTATGAGTAATTCTGTAAGTTCTAGGTAAAAATGCGTAAGGTTCATACGTACTAACTTTTTCTGATTGTTGTTCATCTACTTCTATAGACCAGCTTTCTGTACACTGCTGTAAAAATAAACCATTATAATCATCAATTAACTGAGATTCTGTAATTCTACTTGCTTGAACTTCTGTTACCGGTAGTTCGCCTTTGGTTGCGTCCGCAAACCTGCTTGTACCACTTGCTCTTATTAAATCTGTAGACTCATGCTTCAAAAAAGCGGCGTGTAGTCCTTCGTGATCAACTTTATTATATTGATCAAGAAGAATATCTGCTTCTAATGTTATCGTATACTTACATCTATTAATATAATATGTGTCATCTTCAAAATCTATAGAAGTGACCCTTGGATAACAAACTATACTAGCCGCATCGTCGTCCCAGTCTGTAATTTCTAGTCTCTGACCATCTCTATGAAACAAGGCGCGTAGAGCCTTTTGTTTGAATTGAATGGCTTGATATTCCGCCTGCTTCTCAACAAACTGAACGGGTGGCCTACCACCATTTGGCGCACCGTCATAATGACTAATATTATTATCGAAAGCGCCGTAAGGACCAACAAAAACAGGATCTTCTTGGTCTATATCTGGAGGTAAAAACCTAATCTTTCCGTCAATTTCATACGCTTCATCTCTAGCATATGGCGTACCTCTATCAGAGATTAAAGTCCCCTGAAGAGTGATTGAATAGGTAACGCCGTAAGCTTTTCCAGCCCCGTCTTTCTGAATGTTTGTAGATATAGTGTACACTGGAGATGGTCTCAGCGTACAATTATCTGAATTATTGTAGCTAACTCTAACAGGCATTATTTACCCCTTATCCTTAGTTTTAGTTGCTCATTCATATCTAAATCGTGACCTTCAGTTAAAAAGCCCATAACGCCACTGGAGAATCCATGACCAGAACCTAATAATTGGAACAAATTACCACTTGCTGAATATGCGTTTTCTGTAACAAATCCTATACTATTATACACGATTGCACTGTCTGCCCCAAGAATTGAGACGGGCATAATTGCGCTAGCTTCAACAGGTTTTCCTGCGGTAATAAGTCTGAGTGTATTTTCATCCTCCGTTCCAGATAATAATTCACCAATAGCCGAGTGGATATAAGGTCTTTGTCCAACAAAACCTTGGTCAGAAGGATCGTATCCAGACACCTCTAAGAATAACTCTCCGTCCATATTTGCGTAGATAATCCCGCTAACTCTGTAGGTAACAGAAGGACCAGTTTCATTCTGATAGAATACGCCGGATAAAATATCCTGCTCTTCGCCAACCTGCAATCCGTATAATCTAGGGGAGATATAACTACCCGGATTTGGAATATTATTAGGCTGTTTTCTTAACATCGCGTCATAAGTGTATGCCGCACCCGCTCCAGAAGCAGCAGAAGAAATATGGTTTCCGCTGGTTGGGAACTGGTGGTTAATAGCACCCACAACAGATGTGTAATCGCTGTCGCCACGTTTAGCTCTGTCAATCGCAACTGCATATCCAAAGAAATCATTCTCAGTGCCACTACTGGTCGGAGACCCTTGTTTTCTTTGTTCATATCCCTGAGATACAATTTTTTGAGCAAACTCCCAATTCTTAGATTGGTTTAAGATATTTTGATTCAAATGCTTAAAGGTGTAAGCAGCGCCGTGGTTAAGAACCATTGTGCCGCTTTGGTTATCAAATGTGTCAACTCTTGTTCCAGAAGGACCAAGGTCATAGAATTTATGATCAGGAATCTCAAATGACGAAGTAAATTCTTTTCTCAAGAAAGCTGAAGTTCCGCTATAGATATGCTCATGAACAATCTCAAAATCATGACAAGGAGCGCCAACTATCAAAAAGTCAGAATCAATGGAAACAGAATGTCCAAACATGTCACCTCTATAGGCGTGATTAAGAGCAAAATCATCAGACAATCCATGATTGCCTTTAATAGCTGTAACGTCACCGCTAGTTGCGTCATCTATACCAATGTTTAAACTTTCTGTAGGTTTTATTTTCTGCTTAAATTCCCAAGGTAGGAATTGTGACACAGCGTTAGTACCCCTTCCGGTTCTTTCGTAGTAGAATACTGCTCCAGCTCCACCTCTGCCGCTTAACTTCAGTGTAGAATCAAGGTTATTTTGATCGTAAGAGTCAGACACTCCCGACCAAGTTACCACATCTGAATCATTGAAGGCGTTGAATGGAGTACCAACTACTAGCTTGTTTTCATGAATATCTAGAGACCAACCAAATAAATCTCCAACATAGCCAGATTCAAGAGCTTCAAAGTCAATATAGTCATAGCCTTTTTGCTCCATGAATTTAGAAATACCACCCTTGATATTTGTGTCTACATAATGATCAATGTCGCCCTTTTCTGGATTGTAGAAGTTACCACTGAATCTTGGATAAGTTCCAAATTCAGTCATGACATCTTCACCAAATTTTTCAATCTCTTGCTTGATCTTAGCAGCTTCTTTAGGTGTAAATCTTCTATAGACATCGTTTAAGACATATGTATCTTCTTGATCCGTGTAGAGATCTAATTGGCCCGCATTTCCATTTAATCCAAACCTGTCTACTAAGTACTGATTACCTGAAGCGGCGAAGAACTTAGCTGGACTTCCTTTTTCTGGCGCGCGCAACTTTTGCTTAAATTCAAACAAAGTACCCTTAGCTGATGGTTGCTCTCGATCAGAGTAACTAAGAATGTTCTCAGGTGTTGCAGGATAAAGACTTCTAATCAGTCTAACATTTGGGTCTTCAAACTTGCTTCTGTATTGATAGTTAAATCCTTGAACCATTGAAGAGTCTGTAATCAGAACAATTCTTGATCTTCTAGCACCAACGTCGAAATTGGTGAAATGTTCAAGCTCGTCAGCAACAATAACTGGACCATCTTCAACATCTAAATCTTGACTTAATTCATCGCATATGTCAGCATTAGGGTTGCAATACTTAACATGATTAGTTGAAATAGGTCTAAATTTCGGTGGCACTTCAATGATTCTTTCGGGAGTTGACCAAGGTACACCAGAACATTCAGTAATGTAAATCTTCTTTTCTCTTTTTCTGGTATTAGTAATTAGCTCTTCTTCTATCGGCAGAAGATAACCAGAGACAGCTAATACTCTTGGGGTAAGAGGTAAAGCGCCGTTTAGATCCTCATTCTTAATTACCCTCCATTCATTTGTATCAAGGGAGAATGATATTGACTCTTTACCATCTTTCACCCTAACATCAAAGAAAGTTTGACTTGGGGCGAAGGTATTTGTTTTTTCAAGATACTTACTAGCAGCTTCACCAGCGAAAGAACTTTCTCCATCTGGCTCTGGAGATGGGATCGCAGTGCTAGTATCCAAGTCCATAGATATTCTATACTTTTCTTGGTCACTTTCTGATACCCATTTGACAAAGATTCTGTAGCCAGAGTTTGCTATAGCTGGGAATGTTATATTAGATTGACCATCTATTCTCCATAAAGTATCTGGAGTTGACCAGAATGTTTCGTAGATAGGATCATTAAACGTAACAACCTTAGAGCTATCTTCATGTACGTTAATTGGTATATAAGCGTATTCGTTATACCCGTCACCAAATGGATCAAACTCATTTAGGTCAAGACTTATCGGGCTAGCGGCTTCAGGAATCATTGAAAGTTTATCAATTTTTGTTGGCTTATTAATTGTAGATCCAACCCAAGTGTATCCTTCTGGACAACCTTTTATTACGTCATTTTCTTTGTTTAGAATTTGTGGTCTATCTTCTTCTGGTAAACCGTCACTAATTGGACAACAATCTGTAAGATTGGAATCTTTAACAACCTCAGTAAACTGAACGTAATACTTACCTTCGCTTTCTACGTGATAAGGTTTAGTTTTTAATCCAAGTTTATCGCATGTGAGAGAAATTGCATGAGCAGAACTTTGCTTTCTGTCGTAAGTCATGACTATTTTCTTGTCTCCAAGACTTAGCCATTTTTTAATAACGCCAACTATATTATCTGGCATTTCTTCAACAGGGTTAGCTATCCATAGCAAACTAACATTTTCTGGAATGATTGTATCTTCTTCAATCTCCACGTTCGTTGTTACTACGTGTCCTTGATTTTCTAAAGCTCTTTTTATAACTGAATCTGAGAAAGCATCTTTGAACGATGTTCTACCAGTCCAACCACCAAGCTGATATATCTTAGCTCTCTCGTTACAGGATGGCATAACCAAGTTATTGTAGAATACAATGTTCTGGTCTTTATTTCGAGGTTCTTTTGCTTGTTCTGGACTCAGGCCCATACTCCAAGCGTTTTCTGGAACCAAAGATGCAATCAAGTAAACCAAAGATGTTTCTTCTTCCGAAAACTTTTCTTCAGATATGAATGGACTATCTGGATTTATAATTCTCTTCTCTTTCTTAGACTCTCCAGCGTAGTCAGTACCAACACCCTGCAAGAACCCGTCTCTACCATTTTCTAGGGTTGGGTTAGCAAAGCCGGTTTTCGTGAAGTCGTCAAACACGCCATTAATATTATTGTTCAAGTCTTGTATATTAAATACAACGTCTCCAACATGATCTTGTGCGAACTTGTAGCTTATCCAAGAACTTGTAAATGTCTCCGTGATAATACCAGATAAAGATGTTGTGCATTTCTCATCTTCTCCAGATGCCGCTGGAATGATTCTAGACTTCTGTGGTGCGTATTCCGCTGCCGTCAAAACAGGAGTAATTTCTTCATCCGGTCTAACAACATATGGTTTAACAATTTCTGGGTAGAAATCGCATTGTTGTCCCGGATTCTCAGTGTCGAAATGGAACGCCCAGTTCTCATAATATTCAACTTTTGTTGCGCACTCCGCTTCCCACTCAGATCTTAGGTCGCCCATATGCTCAATAGGTGGTATACATCTGTCATATTTTTTAGGGTCGCAAGGTGAGTAAATCTTTAGATCTTCAAGACCAAGATCAGATAGATCAATTCTAATATCCGCAACACCACTAGCGTACATGTTTTCTCTAATGGCATCAGAATTATGCACGTATTGAGGAAGGTGCGCTGGCGTTACGTTATATTTACGTTCTAAGACTTGATCAGCTGGGACACCTTGATATAGGGATTCTTCCCTACTTCTAGCTGGAACGATTCTCATTCTACAGCCAAGTTTCTTTAAAATCTTGTTTATGATTTCATTAGACTCTTGGTAAAGCCTGTTTTCTTTCCAAACTGGGTCGTTTCCAACTAAGACTAAAGTTCTGTCACCGAGAGCCAACCAAGACTTAATATTATCTATAATCTCGTCACTAGCGGCATCAATT